AATTCTCGCTAGGTTTAAACAGTATATGGCACTAAGTTTGATAGCTTGCATTGCAAACAATGGCACGATAGGAAAAGATGGTAAGATACCTTGGCATTTACCAAGTGATCTTAAATACTTCAAAGAGTTAACTCTTAATAGTTCTCTAATTATGGGACGTAAAACTTTTGAAAGTTTGCCAGGTGCTCTCCCTAAACGACTCAACATTGTGTTATCCAGAACTGCTAGTTTATTGGATTATGGAAAAGAGGGTGATCTGGTTGTTACATTAAGTAGCAAAGCACATGCCTTAACAGCATCTAAATTCTATCATAATGTTTTTGTGATTGGCGGGGAGGAAATCTATAAAATGTTTATAGATGATGCTGACAAAATTTACCTATCAGTCCTCCCAGTTGCAATTGAAGGTGATGCGTTTTTTCCTGAAATAGATCTTGATAAATGGAAAATAACATCTACCGAGATCATTAAAGATGTGATGACATACAAACGAATGGTCTTTGAACGCAAGACTATTTAAGTCCTCTATATCTTTTTCTAACCTTTTCCAACACTTCGTCAATATCATCCTCAGATACATCTGAAATGTCGTATTTTCTTTCAATAACTTCTTCTACTGTTTCGTCGATAACATCTTCAATCATGTCTATGACCTCTTTAGGAGTCTTAGCGTTTGATCTATCTTCAATATCAACAAAGTATTTTCCATACCTTGCTTCTAGAGTACGCTCTAGTAAAAAAAGAGTCCTGCTCCCTAAGTGACCAGCTATCCCAATGGCTACTGATGTAAGGATCATGTCTACATCTTTCCAAACACAAATCCAAAAAACGATTACACCACTAAATCCACTAATAGCAAGATCACTAACAAGAGCTAACACGCTGAATCTCCCACCTTTTTTGTTCTGAATCTTATATAAGTATTGAACTAGACCGCCCCAACAACTAACAAAAATAACGAACAAATAGGTCATCCATCCAACATCTAACGGCAATCTAGTATTCATCATATCCTTCCCCGTGTATCGAATTAACAGTGTTATGATAAACCAGAAACCGTAAAACCTAATAAAAAGTTTTTATTTTAGGGTTACTTAGACACTCGAACCCATGCGCCATCTTGCTTCATAGCTTCCCTGGCTGCTTGCTCTCTTGCTTGGATACAAGAACCTAAGTTGTTAAATGCTTTCTCAAGACCATCAACAGCATTTCTGATAGCCTTCATTTCTTCAACCACAATTTCTTCAGCATAGGCAGAGTTCATTGTGTGAATAAGAGAGCTTAAAGAGTTAACTCTATCAAACAGATAACGCATGTGAGTAGGCACTAACTCTTTGAACTTCAAAAAATCTATATATGCTTCATCTTTAGGAAGTATGTCAGAATAAGGATAGTCTTGTGGTGCAGACTGTTTGCCTTTATTCTTTTTACAACCGCAATCTTCTTCATACGGATTCTTTTGAAACTGAGCAGGAGGTGTTGCTTCACCTCTGCCCAAGTAAGTATATTCTTCTTCGTCTTGTGGGATCATAATTAGCCTATTACTTTAACTCTGTATGTGTATCCATTTACTGTCATGTACTTCTGGTCATAAATGACAATATTAGATCCTGTAGGAAAAGGTATTGATGTTTCTGCTTGCCAAATTCTTCCACTAGCCATGAAAGTGGTCTTGTTACGAATGCCTACGTATGAGTCTATGTATGTTTGTAATATGTTTCTATAAACATACGGTTCAACAGCCAATGGAGTATTAAACACCGTTAAGACAAAGTTACCATCTTTCATCTTGCTTATGATAACAACAGGATCATCTTCCAACGCTTCTATAAAGCCTTGTTCATAACTAAGCACTCTGAAGGTGATTCCACTCTTGGTAATAAACACAGAGTCTGCAGACAAGCCGACAAAGCTAAAAATGCCTGTTGTTACTGAGTAGTCAACACCTTCCATACCACTACCACTAGGAATTTGTTCGTACTCCTTAACAGTACATGCCAGATTATCGTCGAACTGTAACGTGATGTTCTGCAAGAATCCTGTAGTGACTTTCTCAATATACATTCTTGGAATAGTCACGGTGTTTGTGATTGGATGGTAAACGCTTGGTGCATCTGCCATTGCATTAAATGACAACAATGCGGATATTAAAACTTTCTTAAACATTGCCTCTCCTTAAAGGTGATCTGCTATTTCAGCATTGTAAATGCTATCGGGTTCTTGATCTAACACGACAACATAGAAATCATTTGAATAGGATAATGATTCAAATGTAAAAGATCCATCTTGATTACTTAAAGTTTCCCTTATTAAGTTTCCAGTGCGTCTATCGTATAAGCGCACTAGCTTGGAAATCGGAACAAAGTCCATCCTTGTTATACCTGCAATATCCTTTGTAATGTCTCCTAGAGATTCAAGGGATAAGCCGGATTGATTAAATTTCAAGAATGATTTTAATGGTGGAGCTCTGTTAGTGATAAAACTTGTCTGAGAAGATTTAAAGTGCAAGGGTGGATTAGTGACCTTCATTGAGGACAATCCGCCATAAAAACCTACTGCACCAAGATCACTCATTTACGTCGAAGAACAAATAGTTGCCATTAATAACAGAGCAAAAGAGTTTTTTACCCATTGAAGAAACCATGTATCCTGGATTAAAAGGATACTCTGGTAAGCCAGCAAATAGTCCAGGCATTGTCCCTAGTGTGCATTGAGATAAATGATGGTACAGATGCACACTTGAAAACTGAGGACCTTTTGAATCTAAAAAGAATAGTTTCTTTCCCACCATAGTAGGATAAAACATTCCATGAAGATTAAAAGCAATGCTGTGATCTTCTGTTTCGTCAAGCATTAATCCAAACGAAGTTGAGCAGATGATAGCCTGGTTTTTAAATCTGTCATAGTCATTCCATTTTCCAAAGAATAAAACAACCTTACCGCTTATCAGATAAAAGAAATCGTGTGATGTAAACATTTCCCATCTACCGGATATGTCATTTTTATCTATCACGAATCCGTTATCATTTTGGTAGATTGAAGGAAAGAAATGGTATGTATGACGATCTGGAAAATCATAGTCTGTTATTAAACTATCTGTGCAACCTCGTACACAAATTTCTGTATTACTCTCGTAAACATGTATCCAAGTGTTGTCAGGCATTTCATAAATAGTCTGCCTGTCATACTGGTGTTTAATCTGCCAACCTGCTCCATTCTTTGATCCGTACCCATCAACAAGAACCTTAGTTAAGATATTCCTGAATGATGTGTCATCCATCGTTAAGATGGGAGCACTGGTATCTGAGTAGCTGTAATGTCTCATTTCCAACTCGGAGGATTAATGAATCCAAGAAAGTATAAACTCTTTTTGGACTTTTCAAATGATACCACACGTTTCTTAGAGTATATACCATCACCTTCACGGTCAGTGGAACCTATTCCACTCTTAGCACCAGTATTACCTTCAACGGTGATAATGGTTTTATCTGAGGCATTGTATTCTTTTACGATGCCAGCATGACCTTTGCCTGGATCAGATCCAAGTCGCATGAAGAATATTGATCCCGGAACAGGAACAAACTCAGTCTTACCGATCTTCTTAAATCCTTCATATGATGCCTGAGATGATGGACTCATTGTGGTGGCAAATTCTTTTAACACATCTGCAGGAGCCTTAAGATCAGTTAAAGCTTTTCTCCAAATAGCCTCGCAAAACGAAGCGCAATAAGGCCAGCCAGCTTGCCAGCCAGCGTTCTTCATCCACTCTTTTATCTCAGCACTCAGTTCTTTGTTGTTCCACTCAGAATTGGAAACTATTTCGTGAAGGTTTATGAAATTAGATGCCACTTCTATAATTTTATTACCTACTTCACTCTGATTCATTAACTTGCTCCAATATAAAATAAACCTTTTTTATCAAACGGGTATGGATCTCCAAATACCGTAACAGGACAGTTACATCTCCAGACACCTAACGCAGACTGTTTGACATCTACTGATGACGAAACCCAGGGAAAGTCTGGGCGAATGAATCCTAAGAACATTCTGTCATCTAACCATTCATTCATGCCTGGAACTTGAGTAGTTCCAGATAACACTTCTTTACTTCCAGTCTTATGCACCAACATAACAACACCTTCTCGGTGTTCATAATTTGGTTTAGTAACAGATGTTACAGGAGCTTCATCACACCCTTGAATAGGAACAGGAACTGTTGTTTCATCTTCTCCAGGACATCCTCCAGTCTTAGCAGGACGTCTAGAAACAGTGCATGAGCTAGACCATCCAAAAATAGAAAGAGCAGGTGTATTACCTGATTCATCTTGAACACCCATGCTTCCACAGCCAGGATCTCCATTTACTTTACAACACGGAGGTCCAGGCTCACCAGGACAACAGTTGCCACAACAGACAGGTTTAGTGAAGCATGGCTCCCAATATCTCATTTCCCTTCTTGGTGTCCATTTTCTTTTGCATACGCAATTGCCAGCATTATATTTCATGGAAGTGTAGCTTCCAACATAAATATCACCTTTGGCTAGATAGACTGACTCACTATCAGTTTTAGGTATTACGCAAGCAATTCTGGTATAGTGTCCTCCTGTAAAACTCTCAAACTCAGAAGTAATGCTTCCACCTCTGACAGAAACAACTTTCCAATTTCCACATGATGCTATGTTACAAGGACCTGGATGTGCGTAAGGAGGCTCATTGCCACATGCTTCTCCACCACCACATCCTTGAGTTTGGTAATTAGAATTAGAATATGATGATAAGTCTGCTGAGTTACCTGATAACGAAACTGAGTCAACTGAAAATGATCCTGACGTAGAAACATCTTTAGAGTTTGTAGAGCTACTAAACTGCCGATCTCCACAAGATGATTGATCTCCAGCATCCTCTTTTCTTTCGTCAGGAGCAATGTTAGTTTCACAAGCATATCTGATTACTTTCAGATGGTTATACTGATCGTAGAAACAATAGATAGGGCCTTCGCCAGTAACTCCTTCTAAATCTGTTTTTGGAGAATAAGATAATTCTACATTGTAGCAATTGTATGTTGAATCCCATGTAAATACTCTGTCGTATTTATATCTGAATTTGAAAGTACCTGAGTCCATCAAATTGTCGCTAACAGATACAGCACCTTTCATAGCTTCATAAAACTCTTTAGAGTGAGGAAGTCCTCCATCAACTCTATTTTTAGTTTTAAGATCCTTTTTTAATGTTTCCATTTCTTCTGGTGTAGCGTTTTCTGAGTCTTGTATGACCCACCACCACGCACCTTCTTCAATATCACCGTTAGCACAAATCTTTGTAATAGTATCTACAGCAGAATCTCCAGTGTCAACAATATCTGGATCATTGTATTGGTGAATAAATGTTGCTTCTGAACAGGTATACACAAATTGAATTGATGGTCTTACTGCCGCACGATCTTGTGCTTTCTTTTCTTTTTGTTCTTTGGTGTCACCAGGAGCATCTTGCATTTTAAGTTTAGCTAATGACTTCTCCCACTGATCTTTTAAGCTTGTTTCCTTTCTGATCTTTTCTTCTTCAAATACACTTTCCATTTGAAAGATAATAAAAGCAGTATAAAGGTAAGACTTATTTGGTGAATCCCAGTCAATCGTAACTACAGACAATTCTCTGCCATCCCAATCACTCTTCCAACCATATCCACCAACGTCAGCACCTTTGGTGTACGCCTTCAAATCTGTTTCTAGAACTATATTTCTGGTAGGACTGCAACTGGCTAGAATATAAGCTTCATAAGCATTTCTTTTCGCAATGCTGAGTGATTGAGTCCTCATCCACTTCTGAAGCATCCTGCCTTCTTTTGATGGTTGAAGTAAATTAATAATTACACCATTCCGCATCTGCAACAGATAATAGTTGCCTTGGGTGTCGGTGGCAAGCTTGGTCATTCCTTTATCAAGAGATGCTATTCTATTTGCTTTCTCAGACTCAGGACCCCAGTTCTCGTCACCATCAAGTCCTTTGTAAAAATACATTCTATTAGGAAATGTTCCTTTACCATAGATAGTTTTGTTTTTGCTGCCAAACTGAGCTTGAACGAATAGTCTGGTCTTCCCTGAGAATATACTTGCTGGCAGTTCTATCTTTATTAAAGTTTTCTTTTCTACAATATCGCAATCACAGACATCTTCACTGGTAGGAACTTTAAAAGCATTTGGTTTTTCTCGTTTTATCTTTCTTCCGTAGCTGTCTAATCCTAAAGACTTTCTGAAAGTATCTTGCCAAACAAGATAAGCATCACCTACAGATGTCTGAATACCAGCATTGGGTGACACAGGCAATATAGGAACACCTACAGGTTCTCTTGACATTGGTGTGTGAGAGTATGATTGAAGCTCACCAGTGCCTTTAGGATCTGTGCAGTCAACACCTCTTTTAGGTGTTTCACATCCAATAGCTACAGATTTTGTAGTTCCTTTTTTACCACCTTTGTCTTTAACACCATTGCCACCAGTAACTCTAGATGGAACAAGTGTAGGACATTCTCCTTTGTTCTCAGTAACCGTATATGATACTTTTAAGAATCCTATTACCGGACACCAATCTTTATTAGTGTAAAGAACTTCAGGAAGATATGATTTTGGATTAGTCCACAGAGTAGGCGATAACTGAACAGCACCGCTTTCTAGATATAAAGAACTTGTGCTATCTAAGAATCTGTTAAATGGCCCAAATGGTTGGGCATAAAACGTAGCAGATTCGGCAATAGTAGTGCCATTTGGAGCTATCTCACCTTTTCTAAATGGCTTTAGTTCTTTTGTTAAGTCAACACTAGGCATACCAAGTATCCGAAGTTTCTAGAGCGTATGTTCTTCCATTGCATTTAACAATCATGAAAGATTTTCCAGCTAAAGCTCCGTTACCGTTAAAGGTGTCACCATGATTGAAGTATGATCCGTTATGACAAACATTCCATAATCCAGGAAGTCTTCCTCTGACGCAATTGATTGTAGGCTCAGTTACAAACACAGGAGATAAAAATAAATTACCATCAACTGGATTAGGAAACGGAAGTAAGTCTTTACTTGTGTCAGAGTGTTTACCACACAGTATGCTTGATCCAACCTGGGTATAGCTACGCATTAGCCAATGGTTTGAGATGCTTTCATTGGTGGGTGAAAATGTTCCAAATGAGTTTGAAACATTATTGTAGTCTGTAGGACTTCTGCCAGTGATGATTAAATTAAATTTATCAGGATCTAAATTAATATCTCTGAATGAGATAAACTCACCAAAGCAATATCCATCAGCGGTGGCAAAGTTTGAAGAACTATTGTGGTTAATAAACAAGTAAAAGAACTTGTTGTTAGCCACTATCATCCAACCTCTTGCTATTGCATCTTTTGTGATACTTTTTAAGACTCCGACACCGAAAGGACTCTGAACAGCACTAGGGGTAGCATCGTCACCCGTATTGAGGGCGGTCATCTTGGAAAATCCACACATAACCATAATGTTTTCGTATCCAGTATAACCGTCATTGAGTCGAAGATAAAACTCATTACCCAATGGCTCAGCCTTCAATACTGAATTATGTAGTCCATCATAATATGGATTAGTCCAACCTGCTGGCTGTTTAGAACCGTATCCTGTTACTAGACAACTTGTTAGGATGTTTTCTAAAGATCCTACTTGTCCTGTTAAATATAATGCTCCAGAATCTGAAGCTAGGTATGTTTGTACGCTCATTCTGAATCCAGTCTGCTTATAACTTGTGAGTTAGATTTAATTGCATCGTTTTTGTCTTCCAATATCATAGCATACACAACGTCTGAATTTGTAGTGATAGCTATATGACCTGTGTCAGGAGATGAAACACCTTGATTTGAATAAGTACCTAGGACATGGTCATACGCCACAACTTGTCTTGATACTGGTCTGGTTAAAGTATTTCTCTTAAAAGATCGTACTCTGAGATTAAGCAATTTAGGATCTGACGTTAGGTTAATATCTAACCACTCTTTTTCAGACTTACCAAGGTTCATAAGAATGTGCTTGTGTGCAGCCTCAGATTTCTTAACAGAGAACGTTAACTTTCTAGTTAAAGAGTTGACACCGTTATTAATATTGATCCATACTTCATAGACTTTGGTAGCTCTATGTTTAGGAATAAATCCATAAAGCTTTCTGTCCTTAGGAGTTATCTTAATGAAAGAACAATCAGTCTTCACTATCTTTAATAAGAATGGTCTGGCCTCATCATAGAATGTTTTACAAACAATATCTAAGGCGTATGAGAAAGTTTGCTCACAGTCATACTCACCTAGATAAAGTGGTGACAAAAGTTCTAAAGTGTTTTTGATATAGTAGGCGTTAAGAGCAGAAGTTTCAACTTCATCAAAGTAAGGATACAAATAATTCTGAGCAACGTTTTCTGTATCCATCATCATAAAACGTTCTGTGTTCATAGCACCATCGTATGAGAACACATAATCAATATTTATCTTTTTCTTTCTAGAAGTTCTTTTTAAAAAGGCTTTTACTTCTTTATGACCCCAGTTTTTATTCTTTGAAAGAATCAAAGCACAAACGCCTGCCACTAATGCAGCGGCATAGTCACCACTAGATTTGTAACGAACCACTTTATCTAAGCACTCTACTATGATGTTTGTGCATGGCGCATTGACGGATACACATGATCCATAATTGCAGAACTCATAATAAGATAAAGTTTCGTCAAAACCACCTACAGTGATTACGTTGGTATTTCTGACTGGTGATGCAAAATCTAAATTGAAATTACCAACTCTTTCACCGCTTTCAAAGTAATCACCTTTGGCACAGGCAACAGTTGTGATATTTCTATCAAGTAGTCTTTGAACTGATTTTGCTAAAGGATCATTAGATAGGCTTGTAAGAGTGTGATAGTTTTCGTCAGTAGGCATTTCAAGAAAATCTAAAAGCACTACTTGTTTTCTAGAAGGAATTGATACGGCAAGAACAGTGCTTATTGCACTGGAAACAGATGCTCTTAAATCTGTATAGTCCAGTGCAATACTGAAAATCTGAGCTTCTTTTGCGACACCATACTTCTTTCCACCTACAACAGAAGCAAGTTCTGTTCCTCTGCCAACTGTGTCAACTGTGCTAGAAAGATTATGAGATCTTCCAGCCAGTTCAATAGATCCTGAAATGATCCCAGTGCTTAAAATAAAGATATCTACCGAAGCGGCATTAGTTGAAAATGCTCCAGCCAAGTAGATAGAATTGGAATAATCACGCTTACAGATAAGGTCAAGATACCAGCCACGTCTAGCCAAAGCACCACTAAACGAAGCTTCTGCATCCTCAAGATGAATGTATCCAAAGCCATAAAAGACCGCCATTATATAAGACCGCTAACACCTATAGAGCTCCAATCGTCCCATACGTCAACCTCAACTCCAGCAGGAACTATTCTTTTCACCCATACCGCTTTACATTTCAAAGGAGCAAGATCACCAATTACTAAAGGATTAAGTCTTGATGGTGTTGTGAACGTAACTCCAGCAGGAGCTGTATTCTCATCAGCAACAGTAACAGCTATTCCAGTAGTAAAACCATCACCCACTGAAGCTGGATCTAAACCCATCTGAAGTGTGTCAACTTTGGAAACTGGTTGAGAGTTAATGAAGATTTTTATATCCCACATAGTCTCAGTTAGGTGCGTGTTCGTCACAAAGAAGCATCTGTATTCAGTATCTCCAAAATGAGACTCATAACGCTTAACAGAATCAAATAGCTCATTCTTCTTATTGCTGGAAGTTATGTCGGTGACCTGAAAGCGAACTCCTGTCTGAGGAAGAAGTGCTGTGACAATATCTATTGTAACCCATTTAGATTTAGTGGCATTAAACATCTTGTACTTGCCATTAACAGATAGTTCAGTCCAATCACCCCATGTCCAACCATGAGTTTCAATATCAAGATCCTGGGTTGATTCTAGAATGAATGTAGGCGTGCTACCAACCTGAATTACATTAAGATTTTTTTGCCACCTATCTTCTAGTATGGCACAACGTTTATTACCTAGATCATATACTATTGAAAATGATTCTTCTGGTTCCCAGCCACCAGCATCTATCACATTTATTCCTGTCAATCCTGTATTGAATTTGTATTCTGGTTTAGAAGTATCAGTTGCAGATGCTGCAACATTAGAAACAGAATAAGTATTCTTTTTGTAAACTTCTGATACCACTTCTGAGAATTTCTTGAATGACGAACTTCCTGGGATGCTTGTAAAGACATGGCAGCAGTTATCAAATTCAGGTAATACAGGTAATGTTGAAAGTGAAGCCCCGTTAGAGAAAGAAAACGCTAAGTTAACCTCAACATAACCATTCAATGTTTTAGAATCAGGAAGTGCTATTCTAGATGAGTATGAAGGTGTGTAAGTGGTTACCTGGCCTACTGTAGCACTCGTAATTGATAACACTTTTCTGGTGTATAAATCTAATGTGAAATCACCATTAGAATTAAAAAAGTATTTAGTCCAAGTTGGGTATCCAATTCCAAAACTCCAAGGTATTGAATTAAACAACAACTCTCTTGTGCCAGCTATCTGAGTAGTTACATCTGTCATAGACTCAAAATCAGCAAACACGTCTGGAACAAGAATAGCGTAGTATTCTGTAAGTGTTTGAGATACCGTGACTCGTCTTAAGAATATAGAATAGCTAGTTGCTGGATCTAGCCCAACAACTGATAAATTCTGAAAGAAAGTTGGTAAGGTGTCAATCCATGTAAGACCAAGAAGAAACGGATCTTGGCATCTGCCATTGACAAACTCTTGTGATACACCATCTACATAATACTTGGTTTTTCTTTTTGAAGATATTGTAGAGGAAGATAATGAAAATCTCTTAGTAGGTTCTGGATTTAAAAACGTAGCAACGGACTGACTTAAAATAGTCTTAGAAGATACTTGACCACCTAACGAAGAATTAGAATCCTCATTGTTTATTCCTCCACTTAATTTAAGTTGAAGGTATGCGCCTAAATTTGAAGAAACTGTCATAAGTAACCTTTAGAAAAATGCTTTAATGCCTATTGAACTGAAATCGTTTCTGAAGTCAGTAGCTAAATTAGCAGGAACTATTCGTTTCAACCAGAAGGCTTGTGCTTGTCCTGGAGATAAAGTTCCAATACTTAGTGGTGTTGCTTCTGAAGGAGTATTAAAAATAACATCTCCTGGAGCCATGCTTTCATTGAGAACTTGTGACGCAACACCTTCAGAAACACCGTCACCAATACCACTGGGATCTAATCCCATTTGAAGTACGTCAGCTCCTGAGGCTGGTTGATCTTTTAAATAAAGTCTCAGGTCATAAATATACTCTGATGGATGTGCATTATACACATAAAAACATCTGTATTCAGTATCACCTGTCTTAGATTCATATCTAGATATGTTATCCCACATCTCATTAGGAGATATTGTTTCTACTTTGTACGATAGCAAGAAATAAGTATTAGGAGATAGATCAGTAGGATGTAATGGATTTAACTCTATGTCTGCAATCATCCATCCAGTAGTAAGATCATTATCTTGCAACAAGTATCTTCCATTAGAATCTAGGTACTCAGCTTTTCTTTCATCTTTAGGAGCCCACCCTAAACCTGACGAAGTTGGCTGACCTAGCCAGATTCGTCTAGTATATGGTTGGTAGATTATGGAAGTAGTTACTAAAGAGTTTATAGCCAAGGGATATCCACTACATCTTACAATATTGATGTAGTTTATGTATTTTAAAAACTCTACATTAGTAGGAGTTACATGAAATACAACTCCATTTCTAATAGTGCATTGCTGGCTTGACACAATCCTAGAGGACATTTCACCACCCACACTACTTAATTGCAGAAGGTTGCTCTGTCCTCCAGAGTATCTAAATTCTAAATAACCTGCCGACGATACAGACATTACACTAACGCCTTGTAAGCTATTCTGCTTACATCAATAACAGCAGGTGCTTCTGTTTCAGAAGTGCTGTACCGTTTGATCCAAAATGCTATTGACTGTCCTGGTGCAAGAACTCCTACAATCAATGGCTCATCATAAGTAGCCTTTGTGAAAGTAACTCCTGCTGGAGCTGCATACACATTAGCTACAGAAGCAGCAACACCATCTTTACCACTTGGATCTAGTCCAACTTCAAGTACGTCTTTGGCACTTGGTTGATCTGCTATGTAAATACCTACCTGAATAGCAGAATCACTTGGATGTGTGTTCTTTAAATATAAACATCTGTAATCAGGTGTGTGATTATAAGTGCTGGCCTTGGTCATGGTATCAAATATCAGATTATTTTGTGATGTGTAATCTGAATCTATTGCTATGATGTAGTTACCTTCCAGTGCAGTCATGCTGGTTAAATTCAACATAAGATACGGAGAATACTTCTTAAATGCAAACGATGCGTTATCTATTTCATTATTTCTGTTTATGTTGAATCGTGTCTGAGCCTTTAATGCTTGGTCAGATATTAATGGTCTTAATTCTTCTGAAGCATCTGGGTGTTTCGTATTATTTAAAATTTTAGCAGTAACATCTGTTCTGTCAACATTGTATCTAGCAAACCAAACAGGATCTTGTCTAATTTTATTTTCTAGGAAAGGAGCAAAAGTGTTGTTCTTATTCCTATTAAAAATAAATGTTTTCAAGTTTCTAGATGTTGGTGGTGGAAATCTATCTAACGAAACCTCATTAGAGCTTGCTATTACCGTATCATCATTAAAGGATTTACGCACCTTCATGACTGCCGTCTTAGGCAATTTAAAATACGTTACCTTATCCATCTTAGAAAATGTAAAAGTAAATTCTACCGATTCAGAAGTTGGAAGTAATTCCACCACTAATAAATCACCACTCCATCTTGTGTCTGAAACTGGTGTGACAGTCTTTAATGTAAAATATGTATTGAAAGATATTGCTGTAAAAGCCAATATTACTGGTGTAGTAAGAGCATCACTCATCAAGTTATTCTTTAGCAAATTCTGAACAGTCATGCTAAGTGTGAAATCATCATAGAGTTTCAAATGGCCTGCCACTGGAGCAGTTAAGTTGAGAGTAAATTCTAACGGTGGTGGTGGAGGTATAACCATACCAGTAGTCTGAACAACAACTTCTCCATCAGGAACTCCAACAACGTCATCTGCTATTGTGAGTAACATAAAGGTGAATGATTTGCCAGTTATTGATCTAGCTAAAGGCTTTACTCTTATTTGAATTGTTGTGGTAGACCCACTTACATAATCAACTAAAAGATCTTCACTTAATTCTGTTTCAACACCATCTCTAACTCGAAAGAATTTTGAAGGTGAAATATACTCAAGAGCTCCTGTTGCTAATCTTAGTTGAGTCAAATTCAATGCAGTAGATGTCAGTGTGAGAGTTATTAAATCTCCATGCTCTAAGGTTGTCTTATCAGTTGTAAGAACTGTGTCATCTGCAACTTGTAATAGTGGCTCATGTATTCTTAATAGGTTGGGAATCAAAGGAGTATTAAAATCATCTGATCCATTTATAAAAAATTCCAAATAATAGCTATCTGCATAAACATATGGAATGGGAGTATTGGTAGAGATAAATCCAGAAACTACCGTTGCCGATCCAGTTGCAAGAGTTTTGTAAAATGCAGTAGACTTTCTAAGATTCAATTTCCAATGAATAGTCTGACCTTCAAAGTAGTTCAGGTTGGAAATTGTTATTAAGCCTGAACTGTTTTCATAGTAATTTTCAAGATAGTTGATAAAAGGAATTTTTAAAGTCAAATTGGATGACTGTCCTAAAGGTCCTACATACACACTTGAAATTGTGTCATAAGAACTGTTAGCAGGTATTCTTGAGTACGTTAAAGAAACCTCTTCCATAACAAACACCAGATTAAGTGATGTTGAATTTGGAATTAGTTTATCTAGTGTTACTGTTATAGTTTTAGATGGTTCTGCTGCGGTAAGCTTTACCACTATACATTTATATCCATCAGCATCAGCATTGATTATCAAAGGTGCTCCATTGTCACCTGGGATTGAAGATGCAACCACATTGGCTTTAGTACCATCTGATATAATTAAATCTTCCATCGTAACCAAAGAACCCATACAATAAATTGCTACATACTTCTGGGCTTTGTTTTCAAATGTTAAGTTTTCAGCAAGATACGTTGAGCCTACTGTTAGTGTTAACGGAACTTTATACTCTAAAGTTGTGATAGAAGGTACTAATGAAATAACAAGAGGTCTTGGAAAGAACGTAGCAGGAATAGTAAATTGTTTTTCTGCTAGAATGGTTCTATCTTCTACTGCCTTTTCTAATTTAGCCTTCAACAAAATTTTAAATGTATAAGGAGCGGCAGCCCTTGATAATCCGTTAGCATTAGAAAATGACAAGGTGCTGACAATTTCGCCATTAGAAAGAATGTTCTTTGTAGCTATTTGAGGGCTCATCTTGTTAAAAGAAGTAATGCTAAAATTATCAAGAGATATGTTTTGCAAACTTTCTAAATGAATCTCAGACAGCAACCCTGGTGTTCCCTCTATACTGGATACCTGATCCACAACGAAACTGTCATAATTTGCTACTACAAATTGGGTAGTAATAGCGTCACCAGGATTAGTGAAAACAGCATCAGCTATATTTCCAGATATGGACATATCCGGAGGAAAGGCTAAAGGTGATATCTCATACTGATGGAACGCCAGAAGTGCTCTGTCATTAGTGGCCCAAGATACATATGCGTATAAGCTAAGAGTTATTACATATGGAGCATCTAACTTACTTAAATGATTAAGATTATTTAATGCCATAGACTCGCTTACTGTTCCATCAGAAGTTATTAATAATTCTGATGCAGCAGTTGCCACCTTCCTAAACACGTTCATTGAGAAATTGTTAAATGAAATTCCTTTTCTGTCTCCATTTTTATCATAAAATTGTGAAGACTCCATGATAAGCTCAAATTTAAGTCCTGAGTATTTATTAGCGCCCATAGCGGTGGTCTGAACATTTTCTTTATAAAAGGTTTCATAATTAGTTACGCCTATGGAAAAAGCAAGAGCATCTCCTTTACTTAAAAAATCTTTACCAGGTAATGACGTAACTATTTCTAATGGCCCAGGAAGTGCAGAAGCAGCTATAGAAAAACTCTTTGTTGATAGTATGGAATCAGATGCACCATTAGATCCTCTTAGAAACATCTTTAATGTGAACTCAAACGGAGCTTTTGCTGCTTGTAGAAGTGAAACAGTTTTCAGATTTAGAGTTGAAGTTTTAGTTCCGCTGGTAGATAAAGATGCTCTCAGTTCATAGTAACCATTGCTAGTAAAATTTGGTAATGTGTCAAAGTTGGCGAAACTTACACCATCAGCAGATTCTAGTGTCATATAAAATATAGCCGGATCATTAACTATTACATCTGTTGCACTTATAGTTATTGATACAGAGTCACCTAACTTAGTAAAAGTTGCATCTCCTATTGACGCTGTTGCTGCCATTGCAGCGGGTGTGGCAAAGGTCAAAGTTGGTGAATGTCCTAGAGAATGTCCATAAATTGCTCCCACAGCCCTAAATCTAAAAGTCTTTCCAGCCAGACTTGCTGCTGAAACATTCCAAGGCCTTTGATATCTAATGGTCTTAGTGCGTGTGCCAGGAAATGATACGAACTCTAAAGTGGTTACTATTCGTGTTGTAGAAAACTCATTATCTACTACTACGAAATCTGTTATAGGTACAACACCTTCTGTAGTAAGATAAATTCTTTCCTCAGGTACGTCTAAGCATGTGACTGTTATTTCTAACTCAGCATCTCCGCTAGGATTTACGTTGTTTACAGAAATAGTAGCTGTGTTTGAAACATCCAGAATATAAGAAATATTATATCTCTGGACTATCATAAACTCGCTCGCAGTTGAGGCATCCGTATAAATAGAGATACCCATTGTCCAGCCAGGTTGTCCTACCGCTGGAACAGTGGTGGAGATGTTTATTGATTCTCCAGAAACAACTGCCGTTCCGTTAGTCGAAGGTCGTATCCAAGCATTTCCTATAGGACTAACTCTGCCAACATACCAATAAAGAGTTGTTCCATCAGCTAGTCCAGTTAAACCTGATACTGTAAAAGATATAGCAGTAAGTTCTGGGTAGGAAGCGTTTAAATTAAATGTTGCTGGTAATAGTGCCATATTGGGATAATTGTATTCAGGTGGAAAAGCATCAGCAGTTATTAGATACTGTTGAGTAGATAAAAGTGTTCTTGTTTCTGAAGTTCTTGTAAGCTTAGCCCACAAAGATAAACTTAACGCATAAGGTGCGCCTGATCTTATCAATCCTGTCAGATTGTCTAACATCAAGTTTGCACTGTATGTCCCATCAGATAATATTCTTGTAAAGTAACTTCTATTCGTTATCCTAGTTAAGGATGATACATCAAAATTATCAAGATTGGCTACTTGATTTGGATTTGCTGTAAGCTCAATCAATAATCCATCTACACCCGCTGAACTAGATACTTGTTCCCTTACAAAAGTTTCATAATTTGTAACAGTAAAAGACGCTCTTACAGCATCATGTACCTGGTCAAATACTATGTCTGAAAATGAACCTGTTACTGACAAAGCATCTACTGGAGGATCTACTGGAGGTGGAGCAGGGAAGGCGTCAGCAGTAAGAGTATATTGATGTGATGCTATTACATCTCTAGCTTCCGATGTTCTGCTTGGTTTAGTAAGTAAAGATATCGTGAAGTCATATGGAGCATTTTCTCTGGAAAGACCAGATAAGTTATTTAGCGTTATAGCACTGGTATGTGCTCCATCAGATATTCTAAAAAGCTGACACAATTTTCCAGTAATTCTAGTAAATGATTCTATTGAGAAATTGTAAAAAGAAATAGCACTATTTGATTCTAATACTAATTCTGTCAATAAACCTGGAATTCCTGGAACACTTGATATTTGAGAATCTTCAAATGCAGTATAATTACTAACAGATGCTGATGCTGAAATGCTATCTCCTATTGCATCAAAAAAATTAATGTCTGAGATGCTACCAGTGACAACAGCAAAATTATTTTGATTAAAAGCCGTAGGAGAAATGTAGAATGTGTCAGACTTTAAAACTAATCTTGTTTCAGAATTCTTTTTTAACTTTGTTTTTAAAGAAAGAGTAAAAAAATTATTAGAATCTATTCCAGTTAAATCTGAAAGTGCTATAAGAAAAGTTACAAGTCCATCAGATGTAGCGAAGTGCCTGGCAAGATTCTTATTGACCTTAGTCATGTTGGTCAATGATAGGTTATCAAATGACGCGGAAGTAGGATCCATTGGAACTTTTGAATACGGTTTTAACTCCAACTCAAATAAAAGTCCTGGTGTTCCCTCAATACTTGACCCTTCACTTTCTATAAAAGATGCGATATTGCTTATATTAACCTTAGCATAGATAGAAAACCCTATCTTTGTAAACTCAGTCCTAGCCGACATCTCGCTAAGAATTTGAACGGATGAGTCTGCATGATAACTTACTGGAGGAGTGTATCCTAAAATAAGACCAGTAGAACTTACTATCTTAAACTGTAACGGAGTGTCATATAACTGTTGTGAAGATTTGTATTCGTTACTTACCCATTTAAGTTTTACATTAATTGTTCCAGGAAACTCTTCATAAACAACTATTTGGTTATCCCAAATTCTAGTTGTTGATGAATCTGTTACTAAAGAAAAACAACTAAAGCTCCAGTACGAAGATTCTAAAACAAAGTATATTGATCCTGATGGACTATCTAGACACGTTATTGCGTACTCTAGAATGTCACTCTTTCCTGGGGTTAAATCACTAACTTCAACAGTACAAGAATTGTTAACATCAATTATATTACAGAGTGCTATGTCATAAACAATTCTGCTAGTGCCTATATTATGTGAATCCGTTACTATAGATAATCCCATCTTTTCATTTCTATACACCATTGGGATGTTGGTGGAAATGCTGATAGATTCATCTTGGACTATAGCTGATGTGTAATCTCCTGAATTGAAATTACCTGTTGCTATTGTTCCACCACTACCTGACGGATACACTATCCCAACAGCCCAGTAAACCGTAGTTCCGTTAGCTATTCCAATTAGACCTGAGACAGTAAATGTAACGGGAGTACCTTCGTCGTAAGAAGGCTCTAAGTTCGTAGTGATGTTAAGTAATGACACCTATGGGCTCACTAATAAAGGAAAAGAAAATGTTAACTCATCTATTACGGTAACAGGAGCAGATCTGCAAAATCTCTTTGCAAATTTTTCTTTCTCGTATGTGTTAGTGATAAGCTCTGACTCTAAGAATGTGTTTTCTGGAACTTCAACGTATTCGTAGTACCCATCATCTTTTAAATGATAGTCCATAGGAACTTTTATTTCTACAACATCTCCAGTTAAGAATCCATGAGGTATCGCATTACCACCAGTTATCTCAGCAGTAAAATCATATTGGTCATCTAACAGAGTTTCAAGGGAATGGTATGAAACAGATGCATCTGATAAGACTCTGCAAATAGCTAAGAAACCTTCAACTCTAAATTCTATTACAAACGGAGTAAAATTTTCCCTAACTCTTTCATGTCTTGTTATTTTGAATCTAGTAGGTGAGTCATATTCAACATCGTATGCTCCATTAAAATCGTTAAGATATGTACCCTTTGGTCTAGCAATAGGATATAAGCAGATTATGGAATCATCAGATAAGAAATGAGGTTCTTCTTCATTTATGTAATATGAAATAATTTCCGCTTTCTTATCAAATAAAGAATAGCGTATCAATCCAGATAGTCTGGGTTGAACACTAGGCACTGTAAAAGGATACTCATAGACGAAAGTATAGTCGTCAAGTACCTTTACGCTTGCAGTACAGTAGAATGGATGAACCGCTGTTCCTTCAAATTTACTAACATCAATAACATCTCCATTGGAGTATTGATGAGGTACTACAGCACCGTTCCTAGATATCTGACCTTCAGCATATCCAATCTTAGCCTTTATCTGTACTATCTCTTCATCTATTCTTAATTGTGTAGAGTTAAGATAGTTAACTTCAAAAAGATCTGCATCTTGTGAAATATACATTGGCTGAACAGCCTGGCGTCCTACTGTAAGATCACTAGCAGTTATTCCTGAACTGTGCTTTAAGTTTAGAACTTCTAAGTCTTTGAAATTATTTAAGACTGGATCATAGTTGTAATACATGCCATTCTTAAAAACTCTTGTGCTTACTAATCTTAAAATGTACTTTCCAACGCCTTCTAAAATTACTGGTGATGGATGAACAGTCCAAGGTATAGCTGGACTAAACATTTCAATAGACGATGCTGAGATATTTGACAACTCTGTTATCCTGGTGCTGAATAAACCCATCACACCATCTTTTATCTTTAGACCTACATAGTTTTTATTAACAGTGTCTCCAAGAACAGGAGTCTTGTTTGAATCGGTTAAGTCAAATCCATTGACATCTATTATCTTTACTGAGCCTCCAACAGTGAAAGCAGAGTTATTTGTAACGCTTGTGCTATTACCCAAGGCATAATATTTAGCATTAAATTTTGAAACTTTGGTAGAGCTAATTCCACCACCAAGACTAGCCTGAGGATTGGTATTAGCGTCACCACCTGAGTATCTGAATTCTAGGTATGCTGCATTTATTTCAGTCATAAGATAGCCTTAATTTAAGCCGTTTTAAGCGGCTTTATTAGTTCGCCGCTATGATGGTATTACTTAACTAATTTGTAGCCGTAAATGACCAGATTCTTGCCAAATACGGCTATGTTCTCAAGCTACTTAACAACAATTGTTAAGCATTGCCTTCAGTGATTGAGGCACTGATAACACTGATTGGGCCACCTTGAATAATGTCGGTGCTGTTTAATTTAATATCGCCTGAACCTGAGTTATTGCTAACATCTAAGTCCATAACGAAACCACCGTCACCGTTGCTAATTCTAGCCCAAGTTGCAGTACCGTTATTATCGGCAGCAGTATCTTGAGCAACAGCAGAGAAGGTAAGAACACCGTTGTCAATACTGGCAGCACAAGGCTTGCTGAATGTCAGAGTACCTAATAACAAGTTGGTGAATGGGTCAATAGCACCGCCTGAAGTTGCTGGTCTATTACCTGAGTAAATTTTTAATGTACCAGGAGTAGCACCTGCGTCAATAGCGTTAGCTATTTGGGTTGCACGATTGTTCCGGACACTTGTTGCAAATTTAATAGTCATTGATCTGTTTCCTATAAAGTTTTATATCTGTAATTTTTAATCGCCTAAAACTACGGTAGTATGAGTTTTAACTCTTCGTTCTGAATCAGGATCGAATACAACCGAGTACTCTCCCTCAATCAAATTTGTGACCTCAAATGAGACTGTACTCAAATGCTGGACTTGGATCACCTCACCTGTGTCTCCATCATATACTCTTATGTAGCCTTTCTTATCGGAAGGCTTAGAAGAACTGTCAGGTATTATATCACCTTCAATGCTGTAATAAACATCAGAAATGGCTTCTGCAGGTTTATCATAAACATTGATCCTAGCTGCAAATACAGAACCATCTAGCTCACTGAACCAGTGTCCGAAGGTTCTATACATTAATTTTAGTTCTATTGAAATGGATTCAGTTGTAGCGTCAATATATCCTTTGACAGGTATATATCCAATAATAACTGGAATCACTGAATCTAATACTAGATCAGCTCTGACACCAATAGGAACTATGTATTCTAAGTTTATATCACTGAGGGCGTTTTGTAAAGTTGCATCCATATAAGCTCTTGCAACAACAGCTAATCTAAAATCAGCCTGTGCATAATCCATCATGCCAAAGAACTCTAATTCTAACGGTCTTGCTCTGTTAAGTAAAATACTTGGATAGCACCTTTCTGTTTCAGCATTAAATACAGAATAAGCATCTGTTTGCAATTGAAGGTCTGTTGTAATATCACCAGCCTTAACCAACATCCATACATCAGTGTTAGATGATCTTGTGTATTTCATCTTGATGTAACATGAGGCATGTCTTAGTGTGTTCTCAAATTTCAGAACAATGTATTTAATGGCTAGTTTAAAATCAGCAACAGAATCAGCAGTTACAGGATTGAAAACCTTAATAGCCATTTCAGTTCTAACTCTGAAATTCATCTCAGGTTCGTCAGGAGTGGCTAAGATAAACATCCAACGGTACTCTCTGACCTCACCAATGATGTGAGTTTTTATATCTGTAGTGCTTGTTCTGATATATCCGAAACAATGAAAAGGAACGGTGGCATATATATTAGACGAACTATCTTGAAGCGTTGCTCTGAAGTATGCAGGCATTACTGCTCTCATAGCCATATAAAAATCTATATGGTTGGTGAAAACATTGAACATGCCTTCTGCTCCACCAGCTCTAAGTTTTATCTTAGAAGTTGTTTCTTTAGTGGTAAGATGCATTGTTCCTATCATGACCTCAAGAACCATTGCAATCAAGCAGTCAACTGTAAGTGCTCCACCACGTTCTTCTAGTATGCCTACTATTGGTATCCGGCCTTTAAATGCGGCAGCAGCATCAGAGAATGGCATCTGTGTGCCTTCATACACAAACATTGGAGGATTGTCGTATCCTATATATCCAGGTTCATTTGGTTTGTTTGGTCTAGATCCTAAGTCAACAATGAAATGACCTTTTACAAGTAATGGAGTATAAAGCTGGATATCTGCTTCCACATACGCAGTACATTTGAGCATGTCATGTTGAATGGCTCTAAATCCTTGTAATTCGGACGTGGTGTAACGACCTAACCATCTTGGATCATCAAACTCCTCTTCTGGATCACCTACCAAGTGATCGTATCCTACCATTTTGCCGTAGGTATTCTCAGCAATAACAAACTGGAATAATCTAAGATCAGCAGTTCTAGTAACAAGCCTAGCAACTATTCTTGATAGAAGTCTTATTTGTGAAGTAGAATCTTCTAGAACTCTTCTAAAATATATCTGGGTTCTAGGATTCATCAACTCTATTTCAAAGATAACTGATCCAGTGTTTGGATTTAAAACACCTGATAGATTTGAGAATAGAATAGTTGACTCAACTCTAGGAGTTGTTCCTATTAATCGCCCCCCTCTGGATACGTCGCCATTAACAGTGATGCCAATATTATGAGTAGAAGAATCAAGTAATCCGAAGATTCTGTAAGGTACTCTGAGGTAAATGTATATGAATTTAACATTTTCTAATTGAACGTGTGACGTTCCAGTAAAATGATTAATGATAGACATTATGTTAATTGTTAACGAAATGTCACCTGTGTTTCCATTCATCTCACCGTGTCTGGTGTGTGGTGATGAGAATAAGAAATTTGAGAAAGCATCATCTAGTGTACGTTTCAAAAATATAATAATGCTGCCTGATCCTGCTGCATCTAGAACAGCATCAGCAAGAACAGAAGATATCCTCAAACCAGAACCTATTACTTTAATCTCAAAAGATATTCGTGTTGTATCTTCAGTAACAGTATTTAATATTAAATCTGTTGTTAGTGCCAAGTTAATAGATGAGTTCAAGAATGTCGTAGCATTTAATCTCAAACCTTGAGTTGGATTGTTGGCTAGTATTTTTGACAGAACATCCTGAATTTGTAGTGCGAATCCTGCCTCATAATCTGGTGGACGAATATAAGTGTTTAATGCAAAGTCTGAAGTAACCTTCTCAGTAATACATTCCAAAATAAAGAATGAGTCCTGCTTACCGTATATTTCAGTAGTGATGTTCTTAGTCTTACACTCAATTGTAGCTCTGACATTAACTATCGTCATAGCCTTTATCTTAGGTTCTATATTATCTAGCCTTGGTCTAAATACAGCATAGAACGTTAAGCCTTTGAAGACCGGAATAATATTTGGAGTTGTTGGAGTCATTACTCCATACACCGGAACTGCCATTGAAATTACAGACAGTGCTGGATTTGTTTTGGCTAAGAAAGTTACCAAAGTTCTGAATGGAACTGTTCCTTCTATTTTTGAGATGATGGAAGGTGTTTTAGTTTGTATTCTTCCTATAACAGGATGGTTTAATCCTATAGATGCCACGCATGTCTTAGTGGTAACTGCCATTACCATCAAAGATGATTTGCTATTGTGCAGTCTCAAATCCAGCAATACATTGCTGAGATTAAATTTAAACAGCATATTTAATGGAACTGGAATTCTTCCTTCACCTAAGAAGTAGTCATTCTTTAATTGGCTTGACAGTGTAAATCTGCATAAAGAGAATAGTTTAACCGTTGGAGTAATTGTCTCAGTTACAGCATCTAGCGTTATCAGTTGCTCATCTCTGTGAGCAATGTATATCAATACTTCTGGAGTATTTGTGTATGCTTGTATTACCCCTGTTTCTAATGGACAGTATATCTTAGGTATGACGAATTGAGTTATTGCCGCCATTGTTCCCTTAATGGCAGTAAACATTTTGAATCCACCTGAAACAGATTCAGTGTTCAACATGAAGTTAAGAACTTCTGGAACAGGAGTTTTTAAGTTTATTGATGGAAGAACATCATCTAAATATAAATTCAATAAAGTGTTGAACGGTATCCTTGCTTCTATCCTAGCAGTAGAATACAGAACTAAGTGCATGGTTCCTGTATTGGAGGAAAGAACCATATAAGATTTAGCATTACCAGTGTTGGCTTCTATCTTTCCTATGTTAACAGTTCGCATTAGGAATGATGCACTAGCACCTGGAGTTTTTATTGAAATAAATACATCTGTTCTAACTGGATTTCTTAACAGTATGTTAGGTATTACATCTTTTGTGTTCAATAAAAGACTTACTTTAGCAAGTGGTTGAATTATATCTATATCGAACTCAACGTCTTTCAATGTTACATTAAATGATCCGTGAACAGAGGAAACTAATCTTATGCCTGGAATAACTCTTTCAAGTAATGATTCTAAAATAAGATCTCTTGGCTCAGGAAGTAATGCTCTAAAATACGCTTCTGCATCATCTAAGATTGATTTGAAAGTAATGCTGTTTGGATGCATAAGCATCCCATTAAACGCAACTCCAAGAGCATACCAATAGTAATCTGTTTTGCCTGAATGAGTTACATTATATTTTGAATCAGCCTCGCCTGAGACTAAAAGCATCGCTACTGAATGACCTAGTCCTAGCATGTGCATAGAAACATTCTCAAGTCTAGGTGTCATATTGACTAAGTAACTCTGAGCAACTATCCCTTTAATGTCAGCCTTAGCGTATGCGTAATAGTCAGAATTCATTCTAGCATCAAGTGTTCCCTTTATTGGACCATATCCTGTAAATGTTGCTAAAGCTTGTTGAGTCTCACCATTTAATCTTGCATAAAAATTAGCACTTATTATCTCGGGTATAACTGATTCAAGTTCAGAATCTAATCTCAATCTTATTACATGGAATCCTTGAGACTCCATTACAACATCTGGTGTTGTAGGAATAAGTTTTAAAAGAGTATAAACATTAACCTTAATACCAAGTGCCATTAAGATGTTGTCAGTTACTACAGATAAAAATACACCATTAGACACCATCAATCTTATGTTTGCTAGACAGTTCTCAGTAAAGGTATACAGAGCACCTACTGAAGGACTTTCTAATGAATACGAAACTTCTGAGATATCATCAACTTGTTTAACAACATCCATTCCATAAACAACACTGAACAACGTAGAGTCTTGTTTTAAAACTCTTTCGTTTAACAATTCAGTAATGACAGAATCTTCTTTAAGATATATGTTATTCGATATGTATTCTAGCTGTTCAACAAAAGCAGAATTGCTCAATGACCACGATGGTAAAGAAGTGGAATTAATGCTCTTGCAAATACTAGAGTGAGACTTGATAAACGGAATTAGTAACTCTTTAGGTGAATCTAATGAATGTGATTCTTCCATTAAGTTTTCAGAAGTAAAGTGAATGTAGCTATACTCTGCTGTAACTAATTTGCTTACAAAATCAGGTGAATTAAGATCATAAACTAAAGGTATTGAAAGATCAAAACTATTTCTGGCATTACCAAAATAAGATATTGTAGAATTCTCTGATAAATATGTTCCGCAGTTTTTCTTATATGAAATAATAAAGTTTACTTCAAATTCTGTTGGAAGCAGAATATCATGATTGGTGTCAAACTCTAAGAATTTTTCTTGTACTGTCTGAAGGTTGTGTGTAGTGTAAAAACCAAGATCTTTTAGTATCAACGACTTCAAAGAGTTATCTGAGTAAAAAGAAAGTTGTCTTTCTTTCAGAGTTTCAATTCTATGAATCTCATCAAAAATTATCTCAAATTCTCTGTAAGCATCAATTCTGTAAAAAGAACCTTCAGTGATAATTGTTAACCCACCAACCGATACATTGTATCCATTAGCTAAGGTAGTTGCTTTGTCATTTAATGCTCTTACTTCTACAAGATCTCTTTCAGTAACATTTGAGACACTTCTATCAATCATAGGATAGATATTATTTAAGCTGCTTTCAGCTACGCCTTTTCCAAGAATACCTGACAATGATAATAAATTTAATCTGGTTAAGGATCCATAACAAAGAATTTCATAAAAAATCTGGCTAAAGATTGGTCTATCTTCTCTTTCAGGATTAAGGACATATCCGAAACTGCTAAGTATCTCAGAAGAGTCTTTTGCAAGACCGCTTGTTATGGATGACACATTAACAAGATTTGTTTCAGGAGTTAGTACCTTAGAAAGTCGCACAAGATTCGTAGCGACTACTTCTTTACATGAAACAGATGCTACCATCGTAACGAAGCTTCCTATCTCCTTCATCATCCTAATTGTAACTGGAGCCGTTACTGCATCAATTATTAATTCTAGAGGTTGGGCGTGAGCGATTCGTATTAAAGAAACAGGTGATGGTGTTGTTGCACTTAAATCTACTTGGATATTAATAGGTATTACTACATGAAAGTACATGCTGCAATTTGTAAGACCTTCTAACTTTCCGGATACTTGGTACGCAAAGGTTGTCATCCTGACTGGAGCTAGATACGATGACCATTGTCCGTATGAAGTTGAACCTTTAGCCTTAAATATAGCAGAAGGAGTTACAGCAGTAAGAGTTCCTACATATGTGACCGCTTTTATATTTGAAAAAGAATCCTCAAGGGATGACACCCATTTTCCAAACAATTGTTTGAGAAGCACGATACTGGATTTAGTATCGGTGCTGACTGTGGATATAAAGTGCCCACTTGTTGGAGGATAGTTATAAAGAACAATATCCACAGATGGGTTTACTGTAGAACTTTGTACTCTTACATAAACGTGCTGAGGTATCCTAGCTATAAAAGATGCCAGCGGTGTTGCTGTAAAGCCTTCAATTGTTAAAGATAAAGGAGCTTTTTGAAACAACGTTCCATTCATAATAACATCAGCCAGAACAGAATCAAGTGGTCCTGATACTGTCATAGGTGTTGTCATGGTGAATGTAGAAACAACATCAGATAAAAGCGAATCTAAATACATCGCTTTAGTCTTTATGAAAGATAACCTGATTGTTGAGTAAGGCGTTAATGTGGTAAAACTAAATGTTCCAGTGGTAGGAGCATAGAAGTTTAGCCATTGTCTATAAGTTGCGCTTCCTGTGTTAGCATCAATAATTACATCTACAGCAAATGCAGTCTTTAAAGATATGGCAGACTGAACTGATCCTGTATTGGCTGATATATCTGCATTAATCGCAATAACAGTCTGTAACGAGATGTCTGATGTGACTGATTGAGTTGTCACATCTAAAGATATAACGCCTAAAGACTGGCATGTCGCAATTATTGAAAGAGTTACATTATCAAGTGTCTTGCTTAATACACCTGTCCTAGGTGTTACATGAGTTAGGCTGAATGATCTTGATACGTTGCCAGTAGTGAAAGATAACGTTCCAACATATGGGTCATAAAAATGACATGAGAACTCAGCAGTAGCATTATCTAATAATGATGCAAGAGCGTTTTCAGGTATACCAGTTATTATTCCAGATAAAGTTGAATCCTGTAACGTAGGATTCATTCTTATTTCAAAGAAGTTTACATAGAATTTGTTGAATTGGAATGGAACAACTCTGCCATTAGGCTGTTCGTAACCATCATCGGTAAAGTTGAAAAGAACAGAAGTTGGAACTGTATAATATAGTCCGTCATTCGATTTTACTAAGATTGTAGGCGAAATATCTTGAGTTGCTGTAACTAAAGATAATTCTCTTTCTGATGCACTGGCTAGTAATTGAAAATAAGCACTTGACGATTCTAGAGTAGAATCTAATGTTAACTGTATTCCACCAAGCAGATCAAAATTGATCGCACTCCCACTAGGTGGATAGTAAGGACCTATAAGATTAAAGTGAATGGCATTGCCATTAGGAGGAGTATAGATCATTACTCTTACTGGCTAGAAGTTAAGTTGGTGTTAGTTTATCATAAACCATCGCATTGTAATCATCATCTGGAACAGCTACCGCAAAATAGTCTGCTTTGTTAGTATTTAAACCTACATAATCAAAAGAAAAGTTACCATTTGAGTCAGATATAGTGCCAGCTATCTTTCTTCCGGTTCTTCTATGAAACAAAAATACTTTAACTCCAGGTATAGGCACTACTCCGGCCTTTACTGTTCCTGATAATATTCCTTCTTTGTATCCTGCAGGTACTCTTGTTTCAGTCCAAAATTCACCACCCTCCCACCAAGGTAAAGGTATTGTTTTTTCAAAAATATCTGCTCTATAAAGATTTGTAGGATTAGGAAGATAAAGAGATTGATTAACCATAGGAACAGGGTCAGTTCCAAAAACCTCTTTTACGGTGGCTGGTGGAATCCAACTTCCTACATTCTGTTTGTAGTATCTGTTAGGTATAAAGTTGGATGTATATCTAGCAACTCCTTTAGTAACTCTTAACTCATCACAATAGATAGCGGCAGGATGGTCAAGTGTGCTAGAATTTCCAAAATAAAGATGAAGTGCCTTTATAGAGTATGTAAATGCAACACTGGAATCAAGTGTTCCATTTATGTAGAAATACAATACATTATTGTATCTTACTACGGCAAGATGATACCAAGTAAGACCATCTGATAAAGTTGCGTTACTTGTAAGAATAACAGTTCCATCATAAAGATAAAATTTAAAATGAGCAGGTGATGATTCGTTTGGAGCAAAGCCACAATAAAATCCACCAGCCTCACCCACCTGACCAAAATAGAAAAAACATCCTAGGTTTCCGTAATAATATTTTCCTCCAGTTGACTTAGGCCATACAAATGATTCTATGGTGAAATCTACAGTTCCAAAATTCCAATCATTGCTTTGCGCTGGTTGAAAAACAGAGTTCCAAGAAGATGTATGAAAAGACCCATAAGGACCTATTACTGCTGCGGTATAAGTGTTTCCACTACCCAGACTAAGTATTTTTCTTCTAGTAGAACTTAGATCCAAACATGTTATTCCGTCATTTTCTGGACAATACAATACTATATTATTGAAATACGGATCAGATTTATCAATAGGACCTTCAGAAGGAATTGAATCTGTTGGAATATCAAATTCACCCCAATATCTAGCAACACCCTTAGTTATTCTAAATTCATCAATGTTACCTACGAAGCATTCTCCATAATTTGAATCTGCTCCAATATAAACAGTTGTTTGGTTAAAATTAGCATCTACAGCAGGATTGACATAAATAGATCCTCCAGAAGGAGCTCCATTTATATATATAAAGATATAGCCATCTTTTCTAGTGACTGCTACATGTGTCCATGAATTAGTTGGACATGTAGCACTGGTAGCAACCATCCCTTTCCATCCATTATAATAATAATCCACCTCAACTATCATTGGATTAGAAGCACCGCTTCTAGCGATAGCTAGGCATCCGTTGGTGCTATGAGTTCCAAATCTAGCTATAGTGGCCCAGTCATAGTTAAGTGCAGTAGGACGTATCCAACATTCAACAGTAAAATCTCCCGAACCTAATGCGAGGTCAGCATGAGTAACTGAAAGTCTGCCTGTTCCTGATGGAAGATTTAAGCACGAAGATCCTATTTTACTCTGAGATGTTATTATAGTTGAATTATAGACTGTTACCGTTTTAGGAGTAGATGAGCTATCTGTTACAGTGGTAGATCCATCAGTATCTTCAAAGTGAAGCAAAAGAACTGTATCAGCATCTGCAGAGTATTCAGTAGTTTGTGGAACAAATCGTGGGAGTCCTGACCAGTATCTGCATACCATAGAATATCTAAGGCAATCCATATAACCGTTATAGTCATAACTGGATCCTCCTATCTGTGATCCGATCTGAATATATGCAGGTACATTCATTAAGGAGCAGTTAGTTGAAGAAGAAATGTCCATCAGTCCATCAATGTAAATTCTGTAATCATTATCCTTTCTACAGAAGGCTATATGATGCCAGACATTGTCATTTATTATTTTTACTCCATAAATATTATACCAATATCCACTATACCACACAAGTCTTCCAGCACTGTTTATGTAACAATGCCATGAGGATGTTCCTTGAGTAATATCAAACAAAGACGCATTAATGTCTGTTGTTTTAATAAACATTTCTAATGTAAAATCATTCCTATACGTAGGCCAGACCGACTCATCTAAGTTAGTGACAACTCTTATGTAATCACCTGACCCATCAAAATAAGCACAAGAGTTTCCGAACTTCTTTTCTGCTGTTACTATTTTGACATTTCCCATAGCCTCAATAGTTTTAGGAGAGGGAGATTCGTCTGTAAAGACAGTAGACTGATCTGCACCTTCAAAATTAAGAAGTAACTTTACAGAACTCCAATATGTGTCAGACATCTATGTGTACCAGGAGTTTGAAATTTCTAAAAATATCTGACCGTCAGAATAAATATTCCAAGCCATAAAAGTTCTATGTGAATCTACTCCCGTTCCTTGAAAGATGTCACCATGAGCTAGAGGCTTGTAATGAAACGGATTCCACAATCCAGGAATCTTTCCTCTTATTCCCAAAGGATCTCCTATATATACTGGAGAGTAATGAAGCTTTCCATCCATTGGATGGGGAAAAGAATACCCTCCTGTTCCCAATCCAGTAACTAATCCTGGATTAGGTGAAAGCTTTGAAATGTTTCTAGAAGATCCTATTCCTCCATATCTTCTAGCTACATAGTGATAGGAGTTAGTTCCACTATAGTTGGTTAATGCTGCGAAGCTTTGTGGAGAGTTGTTGTATTGATTACCTATTGAAATTGTAGCGTAAGGGTCTGTTGGATCAACTGGTAGAATATCTCCAAAGAAGTTTGGAGACCAATATGAGTTTGATGCGACAGATGTGCTGTAATCTGCAAGCCATATTAAAAATTCTTCTGATGCCAAAAGCATCCAAAATCTAGGGGTAGAAGAATCAGATTTCCACCAAAACATTCCACCGGACATCTGAGTATCTGTTGGAAAGAGTGAAACAAGTGTGTTTATATCTGCGGCAGATTCACATCCTCTGAATTTAGTAGTACCAGCAACGGAATCATCCATGTGCATACAGAATAAATTACTTCCGGCACCTTGTTTATACACAACTTTATTAGATGCTGAAAACAGCTTAGTCCAGTTAGCTGGTGCTACTTTAGCAGATATTGTTCCGGTAGCGGGTGTTGCAGGAGTACCTGTAACCTGAATAGTAACAGCATTAGCAGTTGTTGGAGTGGCTTCAAACTGACCATTATATTCCACCTCATTCGCACCAGCTATTAAGATCTGAGGATGAACACAAGGGTTACCTAAAACGAATCCGTGTGCTACTGGAAAATTTATAGTAGCTGTTGAACCTGATCTTGTGATGGTTACTGTTTGTGCTCCATATCCATTAACCAAACAAGCATCAAGTAGATTTATCATTGAGCCTACTGTACTGATGCTAGTAGGTGCTCCATAATCTGTACTTCTAAAAACGCAAACTGTTGGCATATTCTTTCCTAAACTGGTTGTAATAGATCATAAATAAGGGCGTTGTATTTTTCTGGATCAGTAAAAGGCCCTTTTAAATATGACACAGCATAATAATCTTTAGATGATCTGTCTAATGTTTTAAATGTGAAATTACCTAATGAATCTGTCAACGTACTAAACATTAACCTTCCTGTTGGCCTGTAATACAGAAACACAATTTCGCCAGGTTGTGGAATTCCATTTAACGAAACATTGCCTGATATTGTTCCTTCTACGTCAATAGCAGACCAAGGTGTTATAGCAAGACCGTTTATCCAACTTGGTAAAACTTTTGTCTTTGTTACTGGATATGCTATTGCCAATACGTTAAGGTGAGCCATTATGATACATCCGAGACTTCAAATGCCAGACTACCCGCCCCAGTCTGAACATACAAAAAGATTTTACCAGCCAACTCACCTGATCCATAAAAAGTGTCATAGTTGGTCATAGGAAGATTGTGAAGAATAGCCCAGCATCCTGGGATAACACCTCGTCTTGCTCCTACCTGCTCTGAAATATAAATAGGAGCAAGTAATACACCACCAGTAACAGGCTCTGGAAATGGGTACCCTGAGTTATATCCAGAATATGATGAGCAAATTCTATCAGAAGTCATAGCCATTAAAATACTTCCGCCTACCTGAGTATAACTTCTAGCCATGTATCGGTATGAGTAAGATGCGTCAGGTCGTTCTAAATAGCTAGTAGAACCACCTTCTATTAAAATTGTGTGGTAGGCATCACCAATCTTAAATGACTTAATATCTCCAAAGCACATTCCACAACTCCAAGGATTGTGTATTATGAAATGAAAGATATTATTAACGGCTATCAATGTCCATGGGTAGTTTCCTCTCCATAAATTGCCACCGTCACCACCTAATTGAGCTGTTGATGGAAAAAGACCTGTTCCTGTGTCAATATCCGTCATAGTCTCATAACCTCTGAAGTATGTTCCAGAGGTGCTTCCTGTGTCTATCATTCTCAAATAAAATCCATTAGAACCTGCAGGCTGTTTAAATGCCGCACTGTTTGTTCCTACAAATTCCTTAGTCCAACCTGCTGGAGATCTTTTTACTGAAAGAGTTCCTGATGCTGGTGAATTTGGTGTTCCTGAAATTGTGTATGTAAAAGAATTAGGACTTGTAATGGTACAAGTGAAAGCTCCATTATATGCAGGATCAAGTGACCCTGAGATAGTGAGATGGGCTGGCATGATTGTAGAATAGCCATGATCTGCTGATGTTATAGCAGTAACTAGATTTCCAACTCTAGTTAAAGATAATAAATTTAATGACCCATATCCAGTAACTAAACAGGCTTCTAAAATTGCAACAGATTGACCAGCATTGGCAACACTTGAAGGTGCTCCGTAGTCGGTACTCTTATATACGAATGTTGCCATGTTTTCCTCAAAATAGCGGCTGTTTAAGCCGTGATTTGTTGCGGTGCTACGTTGGTATTACTTAACAGCCAATCACGCTTAAACAGCCAGATTCTTGCCAAATATAGCCAGGTTTAAATGTAGTATCGCTTCAAACTCGTCTCCGGTTGAAGTCGTCCTACAATAACACCATTCTCGATATGAACTTGATCGCCTTCTCCTAGTGTTGAAAGCAATGTACTCTTACAATCAAGCTGACCTTTAATGGTGCTAACTTTAACTCTGTCGCCTTGAATATTTACAACTTTCCCAGTAGAGTAAGATCTAACTGGATTAAGAACGCCTCGTAATTCGTCAATTATGCTCATAAAAAACCTTTACATCTCATCAGTAGCAACAAAATACTTGGAAGGTTTTTTAACTTTGAGATTCGTCAATGCTAATAGTGATGAAGAGCCTATCTGGACTTTATGACTTATGCCAGTTATTTTCCCCCGCCAAGTGGTATTTAGAATTGAATCTTCCACCTCTATAATCTGACCTAATCGAATATTCTTGGTAAATGGGATGTCAAACGAAACGACTTGATGACCCACCCCAGATTCATCAAGCACTGATCTACCTCGACATAAAGCACATTCTTCGCCTTGAATGAGAACATCATACACATCCTCATGTTTATAAGGATGTGCTCCAGTTCTTTGTACTATTACATCAGTTAAGATCATTAAACAGGCTCGTCAAACATTGCAGCAACAAAGACAACAATATCATATTTATCCAAACCAAGTGGAGAATGTGACAAGGTATATACTTGTGCAGATGCTGTATATGACACTTCTAGCAATCCTATAGCCCCGTACTTATCAAATGCAGCACCACCACCTGAGAATGTGATAGTTGACTGTCCACCTGATGGTGCAGTAATAGCCGCACGAATTCCACCGCTGCCTAACCAATTTGCAGAAAATCCGCTTGAACATGGATAGTTAAGTGATGTTTCTTTTACTCCACCAACAGTGATTGTGTCATTAATCTCAACAGAAGCAGTACCACCACCTGTATTTGATCCGTGACTAGCAAAGATGTCTGTGATAGATACGTTATTAGATTTGAATAATAACCACTGTACGGAATCACCTGGTCTAAATGACGTTGAGGAATTAAGACCTCCATCAGCAGGATCTCTTGAGTCTACTTCAGCCTTAAGTTCACCTTTAGCAGAGCCACTTGTTGAGAACGAAAAGTTTACGTTAAAGCTGGATGTAACCTGGGTTTTTTTAAATTTAGCCATTGTGAATACCTTTTATTTTCTAGTACCTATCGCCATAATATCTATGGAGTAATTATCTTTGTAGGCGGAAGGAACCGGATGAGTTAATTCGTAGTAATCGCCTATTGCAGTATATTTTATAACAACAGAAGCAAGAACGTATGCAACCGCATCACTTGATTTTTTAGGAATAAGTAGTCCTTCTTTAAGCTCCACTCCTGCGTAGTTGTATCCTCTTCCTACTGCCTCTATGCTATTTAGAGTCACTATCTCATATTGCGTGTTTACTGGATTTATTCCTGTTATAGAAACAAACTCAGTTCGTTCTAAATTCTTCTTTCCAAGATATGTTATGTTTCCAAGAGTACAAATTAATTGAACATCCTCAATTCTAGTCTTGTCGAAGAAAACATAAAACCTCTTTGGTGATCCAGGTATTGATGAATCAAAATTTGAATCAGTTTCTAACTTAATGTCACCACTTGTCTTTCCAGATGTGGTTGCAGTTCCTCTGTCAAAACCTACTGTAAAATTAGATGTTACTTGAGTCTTTTTAGACATTAGGATCTACCGTTAAAAACTGTGCTTCATATGCTTCTGGAGCATGAACATTCCAAGAATAAAAACGTGTTCTATATGTGATAACTGCTAACGAATACGCCATTAATGGATCAGTAGAATATACGTTTTTAGTGTATTGGTCAAATATTATTCCTTGTAAAGAAACATCTTGCCACTTAACTGAAATGATCTCATAGACAGGTTGCTTGGTACTGGCTGTTCCGTCAGTAAATGTTATCAGCTCATCTTCTTCTATATTGAATCCTTCTTGTTTTGAACCGTAGTCCAAATTAATAAGATATGAAGTAGTCTCTAAATTTATGTCTCTAAACGGATATGGGTATATACGAATGATTCCTTTTAGATTTTGATCTTCAGGATTCCAAACAACTTCATATGTGTCAGAAGGTTCCGAATTATTAGTGTTTCGGATCCTCACATAATCATAATAAGATTCAAGAGTGTAATCATAAGAAATTTTAATAAGATTTTCTACTTCAGTGAAAGAATGCTCTGGAACAATAAGATCATACTGAAGTGGTGAGATGCTGAATAAAGGTCTTGCTACGAATGTTCCGTCAGGCTCACATTCAAGTACGCCACCAGCAGCCTCAACTATTTTCTTAGCTATTGAAATTCTGCTTGAATTAGTCTCAGCCAATGAGAATTTACTTAACGTCCAATCGAGTTGATTAAAGAATGAATCTTTTAATAACCAGTTTATAGGTCTAAAATCAAGTAGCTCATCAACCACTTCTCTAGCCCTTCTATCTGTTAACAAAGTGTATGACAAAGGTACTTTAAAAGGAGGTTCAAGTAAACACGTTGAGGATCTTCCTACTATAGTAAAAGAAGCGTTAGCTGGGCCTGATCTATCTAACTTTTTACTCTCTACAATAAATGTCCAGACTTCATCTGTAATCTGAATATCAAAGAAGCTTCCTTTATCTATGGAATCGAAGTCGTCAAGATCTCCTACTGTAGCTGTGCATGACCAGTATGGAGAATTTTCGTCAATTGATATTTCTGCTGACAGAATATTTAGTAATAATGCTGGCATATTATGGAGTTGTCATAATGATGTTGAAATTATTATCTTCTTCTGCATCGTTAAAGAACTCAGCATAGTTAGATACAGGTACTGTGTTTTCAAATGTACTGTTCTCTAGTAAGAACGATGATACATAATTTTTGCAATCATTTAATGACTCTAGAGAACTTGAAACTTCTAATGAATCAAAACTTATAGAAAGAAAAGAAGATACATTTGAATAACAATTATTATAGAGAACAATGTTATTTGTGATATGTACGCCACAGGTTGAATCCAATATAAATGAAGATGAGACTAATGATGGATCTGAAGTAACAGAAACAAAATAACTAGATAAGCTTATAGAAGAATCTGAAATAGAAGATAATGCGTTAGCCACCGTCATGGATGAATCTGAAAGGGATGCTAGTGCATTATTCACTGTAACAGAACAGTCTGCTATTGATGAGAAAGCGTTATTAACAGATGACAGGTATTCTACAAAGGAATACAAGGCATTAGAAACAGGAACAGAATAATTAGTGATTGAGTCTAAAGTGCTTCTGGTAGAAGAAGTATCGTTACAGATTACATTAAATATAGAAGATGCAGTAATGGAACATCTATTAATAAATGAAACATATTCTGCGGCAGAAACTGAATAGCTACTGAGTGCTTCTAATTTGTTAGATAACTTAGTAGAAGAACCATATGCTATTGCTAAATCATTAAATGATCTTGTAGAGTATGTTGATCCAACACTTAAATCTTGAGTGGCTTTAAACGTATAAGAATTTTGTACCAATAATTGAGCTGGGTCTATTCTGTTAGCAAATGTTGAGAATATTAAAACAGGTGCAGAAGTTGGAACTGAGTGCAGATTGAAACAAGTAAAAGAGTTCTTAATAGACCCAAGAAATGCGTATGATACTTCTAAAGATTTTCTAGGATTATATGCGAAGTAAGAGCTTATATCTAAAGGATTGGCAACTACTAATGCGAAGCTATTGTCTGCGTTAAAGATGTTTCTAGGCCACGAAGCTTGCTCGTCCAGCATGTCAAAAGATGATTTAATTTCAAATCTTGTGAATAGTTCTAGGTACGATCTAGGTTTTTCAAATTCGTAAAATGAAGTAAGATTGCTTTTTAAAAAGTGCGTGTATGCAGGAGCGTTAAAGGAAGCAGCACCTTTGACTCTGTATGTTAGTTTCTGAACTAAGAATGAGTCAGTTTTAAATTTATCTGTAAATGATAAAAAAGATGTTGCTTTCATATTTATATTAGGATCCAGTAAGAAGTCAACATTATTAGATACAGGTGACTCATATGCCTTATCAAAGACAAAATAGAACGCAGAAGTTTCTAATGAATTTTCTGCAACTAAGTATGATGAGATCCTGTTCATTAAATTGCTTTAGATTTTCCATCACTTTCAATTTCTGTTATAAACATATCTGCCAATTTTTTAGCCGCACTAGGTAGGTAATGTTTGCCATCTTCGTGAGCTTCTTGAACTTCCGCAGTCCTCATCTTAACTTCAGCCGGTGTGTACGGAGTTATTGACCTACTGGCTGACTTAGCTGGAGGCGGATTAAATGTCATAGTAGTTAACTTTCCAGTAACATCATCTATGAACATAATTCTGTGAACAACCTCTATATCTAATACTGGGCCGTCATAGTCTGAAGGTAATTGATTCTCATGAAACAATCCTTCATTAGTTAAATGCAGTATAGAGTATTTACGTTTGTATTCTATCATTGTGATTGACCAAATAAGTCTCTAAGATATTTTATTTCTTTCTTGCTAACAGTGTTATTAACCGATAGATCAGACACAGTTTCACCAGTAACAGAAAACCCATCAGAAAAATATCTAAACATATATTGAACATTATGAGTTGGATCTCTAAACGCAGTTTTAGGAAGAACGTAATTTAACTCATATACAGAATAACGAATGTTGTATGTGACTTTGATACTTCCGGAACAACTAACCATTACTCCATTTTTATCAACTAATGCGAACTCATCAGGACGAAGATACTTTGTTCCGGTTATTCTGAAAGTTCGCTTATACCCATCATACTCACCTTCATACACTTGAGATTTCTTTGCTCCAAATGCAACGTATATCCCACTAGACCCACCTTCTATTGGAACGTCAGGAGTAAAAGGTCCTATAGGACTCCAAGTGGGATCAATCGGTATAGATTTAAGTTTGCCTGAGTTGGCTGATTTGATTGGTAATGTCTCTGTATATGGTTGAACCTTGTTATAGACTTTAGTGGCCCTTAAAGATATGCTTTTAACATCACCACCAGAAGTATTTCCAAAGATTCCACTCTTTATACTGTATGCCGCTATGTCAAACTCATACTGACCATATCCTTTTAAAAGAACATACTCTCTGACCTTAATATCTTTTGGCCCCATATCTTCTATGCGTGATTCATATTCTTCTTTAGCAGATATAGCCTCACACTGAACGACATAGTTCTCAGCAACGTAACCTTCTTTCTTCATATCAGGACAACAAGATGAATCTCTGTCAACCTGAACAGTTCCAACAGTTCCGTTTGAGTATTCTAAGAAAAGCAATCCTTTAGATTTTTCTTCTTTATACTTTCTGCTTTCAGGAGAGTCATTGTTGTCAGGACAATAGTCGGTACTGAACTCTATCAAGTAGTCATATCTTTTTGCCGTATATGACACAACAACAGCACCGAAGTATTTTGGTTCTACAATCCAAATGTCTTTGGCTGCCTCAATAGCATTGGTATCTTTGTTATATGCAAGACTAGGAGCTCCCATAGAATTGGAATATTCGCCCTTAGTTGGATTCTTAAATTCAACATCTTCAGGATCATAAATAGCATAATACCCAGATCCTCTGAACTCTGACATATCCTCTATAATAACAGTTCCTTGTGCAGGATGCTGTAACGAAACAGAAGTAGATCCGTTGAAGATTAATGTTTCTTCAAAGTATTCAGAATAACCACCGTAGTCCTCAGTAGATGCAATAGGGCCTTTGATTATATCAATCTTAGATGCCTCAACTCCATACACATGAAGAACTTTAATACAGCCATTTGATGCACCAGAAGAGGTCTGACCTGTAATCATGTTTCCAGATACAGGCTGCGTTTTATCATCAATCTTTTTCTTTTTATCGGAGCAACACTGAGAATCTCTACCGCCTGATGCTGAAGAAGCACCATTTGAAAACAGAGCAGTTATGGTAAAATTTGTTTCTATTGGAGCTGTTACACCTTTAGTCTCAGGACATGGCAATCCATCAAGATTAACAAAATATAAAGTCTTGCTAGTAGAATAAGTAGCTACAAAATTACCATAGAACTTATCTGCATCATTTTCACTTAATGAGATCATTCCTCCACTCTTAACAACTGGAGTTACATTAGATGATGATCCTACAAACTTCTTAGTAGAGTTAGGTAATATTTCTTCTTTTATTAATGTGAGATTAACTTCTGAGAACGAAACTCCACCTTTTGGAACTCCTGATGTTTGTGCCGTATTAGAACCTGATACAGATATTGTTTCTTTGAAAGATTCTGTTCCTCCACTAGAATGAGTAAATGATCCATGACCAGAATGAAATACTTGTGACGGAGCTTCTCCATACGAATGAAAGACTGTGACGCATTTGTTCTTAGCAATGGACTCAGGAATCGCCACTTCTTTAGAAGATGAGTACCCACTTCTTATTGAAGGAACGGCTGATCCTGAGCTTGCTCCTTTGGCACTAGAAGTAAACTTATAGGTCAAAGAAGCTGTTGCAAACTTATCCTCAGACATTCTTATTCTGACTCGCCTTCAACCACGATAACGAATTTGTTGCCTGTGAAGCTTTGTGTTCCAGCAGGTACGATTCGTTTAAACCACAATGGAATTGATTGTGATACCGTCTTGAAAACAATGGTGTCATTAGCAGCGAATGTTCCAGATAGCCCAGCTAGTGGTAATCTGAAGTACGCAGCAGAATAAGTTGGATTGGTTGGTGCAATATCAGCGGCAGCAGATACAGAACCTAATGATCCAATGGTGTCACCAGAAATAGTAGCCTGGGTAGCACTTGTGAAAGTGATAGTCCAAGTTTGGTCAATGGTGGCCTTGGATGACAACTGAATAGGATGATCTGTGCTGTTATAAACACCAGCAGTAGATGACACTAAAAGATTAGTGATGCTGGTCTCAACGTCACCAGCCTGATAAACTGAAGAAACTCTTGTGTTAGATGATGTGTAAGCACTCACTAACGGAGCAGCAAGTGTAATGGTTATCAAGTCATCTTGTCTGACTGGGTTGCCATTAACAGCATGATATTCTTCAGTAGTTCCGGCAGTTGTGTCGTCGATAGTTGCCTTGTTGCTGATTCTTATTAAATCACCATCTTTGAAAATATCAACAGTAGTGCTTTCAACCTGGACTACTATAGTAGATGCTCCAGCAGAAGCATTTGAACTCAGGTGTCCGCACCCATAAACCCTTTCAGTACCAGTGATAGTAGATTGAGTATCAGTTTTAGTAGCAGGAAAAAAGAAGACCATATCCTGAGCTGGGGTTGGATTCTCAATATAAACTTTTGCATCTATCATCGGTAATGACTGAACAGGTTCTAACTGAGCGAATATCTTTCTAAACTTTTCAGAACCAGCGGCACGTTCTGCAAAGGTGATAACCGGAAAGAGTTGGTTAGATGCACCTGATATGATTTGAGTGTTGCTTCGTCTACCACCGTTGCCAGAAGTATCATTGTAGGCTAAGCTTTTGTAATATTTAATGTCTGTTCTTTCAATTGACATACTAACCTCAGATTGTTATTAATTTAATTTAATAATAGATATTAATCATCTATTTCTACTTTATAATCTATAAGAGCTGTATAAACTTTAGGATCAATATATTCTTTATACAATTCAGCAACTCTTTTAATTTCAGATTCTTTAGCTTCTTTATAGGCTTGAAAGGCTAATAACTCGGTTTCAAAACATCCTAAATAAATATTTTCATTATTTATTCTACAATCAGCTCTATATGAATTTTTACATCTAGTATTAATGCTAACACCTATTGGAAGACCTCCTCTAGAAGATCCACATTTTGTAAAAAGCTTATTAACATCTTGTGGAACTAAACAACACCTTTCTTTTGAATAAAGTTTATTGCCTTTTATTAAAATATCTTTATCTAATTGCCAATTTAATAATGAACCTACCATCTGTTCATAATCGTGTGCAAAATTCTGAAAGTTGTACCAAGATTCTGAAACAAAACAACCTTCGTATGTAGGATGATCTTTTAAAGAAAGAGTATCATAACATCTTTGAAGCAAATTAGTCCAGATACTATAAAGTTTTTTATGTGAATTTTTTGAAAAATTTCCTACACCATAAAAGCCTATTCCACAAACAGAAGGAAAATAAGGATTTTTTACATTTCCTTTTCTTAAATTACCTGTTTCACAATAAGTTTCATAACCATCTTCAAAAATAACTCTTACATTAAGAGCGTTTAAATACTCTACAACAGTACAAAGACCTGAATTTGTTTTAAAAACATCGCCAACAGATGGTTTCATCGTAATACCTATTAATAAATTTTAAAGAGTTATTAGTTTTATAGTACCGAAATGATAATCAGATGGTTCTTCACCATCTACGAATGGTTCAAGCTCAACAGCAGGACTATCTTGATGCCTAAACATGACATTAGCAAAAAACCCATGATACTCGAAAGTATAAGACATTCCTGAAGAGTTTGCTAGTGCTATTATTGAGTCTACTTGAGAGGCAGTAAGCCAGCCTTGAGTCTGAGTAGCCTGCAACGTGATGTGTCGCCCATTAACAGCAGCAACAGATTGCATAATAGTCTTTCCACCAAGAGTAACGACTGAGCCTTGATATACTGGACTATGTTTATGCTTGTCACTCCAGATCATCTCTGGAGGAAGTATTAAGTTTGATATTTTTATCATCTTACGTTCTTCAATACTTTTAAGAGTTCGTGAGCTGTATCTCTATCTGACTTCATAGAGAATGGATTTGGATTATCGCCAACCTTCAAATGAACCTCAACAACATCGTGCGAATCGTTTGAGGCTGGCTTAGAAGTCTGAACATATCCACCTGAGCTATAATGTGCGATAGCTCTTGGGTCATAGTTTAAGCTAGAAGTTACTGAACTCCTAATGCCTGATATTACTCCACCACTTTGTTTAAACTGCAGAACACCATTGTTTAAGGCATCCATGAAGTTGATGCCAAACTTGTTAACAGCAGTCTTACGCATTATAAACTCACCAGCCTCAAGCATGGCAGGAACTTTGTCACCATCACCAGCACCAGGAACAACTGAGTAGTTTGGCTTAGTGAATACGTCTCCACCAGTGGCAAAATGAGCCACCTGCATAGGTTCTATGACACCTCCGAAGTGGTGGCCTGGAGCTCCTGATGAAGTGTATCTAGTAACAATGTCAACCACCTTTCCACGAATATCATTAATCGCAGATTTAATTCTATCAAGAACTGAAGTAGCCTTATCTTGAACTTCTATAGGAATCTTGGCATTGGCAGCGGTAAGCTCTGATAACTTCTGAGCAACCTTCTCAAGTTCTGGTGAAGCATTATCTGTTATAAAAATACCGTTTTCTTTAGTGGCTTGTAACTTGGTATTGATGGTAGATAACTTAGTCATTATCTCTTCTGAACCAGGGAACGATACTGGCATATTAAAACCATCAACAGCCTGAGTCACCCATGATTCTTTTAATGCTGATAACTTTTGTTCTGCTGGAGCTGTATCAGCGTTTATCTTTATACCTTTTTCAGATACATCTGTAAATGCCTGTGATACCTCAGTGACCTTGGTTTTCAACTGATCTAGTTCGTCTCTTGTTCCAGGTAGTCCTATTGTTCCAACAGGTAGGTTTATTTTAAATTTATCATCAGCATTTACCTGATCTGGAAGTTGTTTTAATTCTTCAGAAGCCTTATTTACATCAACAGTAGGTTCAATTTTTATAGTAGATGCAACATTGGTTACTACTTCGGTAAGTTCTTCTAAATTTGACATTCCTCTATCAATAGCAGCCTTTGGAATTATTTCTGCATTGACAGGAGTATTGATCTTATTGGTAAGCTCTACTAATTGATTACCAACATCCATCAAGTTTTGTTGATAGTCTTTTATACCTGAATCAGGTACTGTAGAAGCCTTGCCAAGAAACTCTATAGCCTTAACCTTAACAGCATCTAACGATTGTGATAGTCCGTTTTTAACTAAGTCATTATAGGCAGATAATTTTGAGTATGCCTCAGGCGAAACAACTCCAGTTATCTTACCACTCTCTAATGTGGCCTGACTAACCCGTAAGTTTCGCATAGCATTATCAATTAATCCTAACTGGTTTTTAAGACTATCAAGGTCAGATACATCAGCTATTTCACCAATACTTATTCCAGTAAAACCCATTAAAACATTTTTAGCGAATGTTGCATTACTAGATAGTTTAGTAAATCCATCTAAAGTAGTAGCATCAACCAATGGAGGAACTTTCGGTATTGTATCTACTTGTTGTTTTATGGTTGAGGCAAATTCTAGGAATTTCTGCAAGTTTGGATTAATGTCAACTTGAGGTTCTATTTTAATAGTACCCGCAGTCTTTTCTACCGCTAGAGTTAATTCCTTTAGTTTCTCTATTCCGCCAGTAATATTACTGTCAGGCAGAAAATTAAAATCTGCAGGTTGAGCCAATTTTGCAACTAATTTATCAACTTGTTTACTTGTATGCTCCATGCTGTAGTCAAACGATTGAAATGTATCTTGAAACATAGAATCAGGAATCTTAAAGACTTCACCTGTTTTTACATCAATCTCAGCTAACGATTTAACAATTCCATTTTTTAGAAGCTCATTATAAGCAGTTAATTTTTCATACTCACCATCTTTTAGCCCTCCAGATATCTTGAGAGCATCCAGCATAGAGTGAACTTTAAGTACGTCATAGTATGCTGCATCTACTTTAAAAAGTTCCTTCTCAAGATTTCTCCAGCTATTTCCTTGCTCTTGTATTCCTTGGATACTTATTCCTGTAAATTCTTTAAGAACACCTTCAGCAAACTTAACATCTTCAGACATCTTAGCAAAGCCAGATAATGTGGTAGCGTCTACTAATTTTGGAAACTTAGGTACATCTAGTATGTTTTTGTTTAGTGTTGTAGTGAAGTTTAAGAAAGATTGTAATGCTGGAGCTGTATCTACTTTAGGTATGAAAGGTTCAGCTTTCATTAATCCAGTAAATTCTTTGAACTTTTCTGCAACAGGTTGTAATGCCTGAACAAGTGAGTCTGGTGAAACTGGTTGAATAACAGGTGGTTCTATAGGCGGTAATTCAACTTTAGGTATCTCAACCGTAGGAGTTATTACCACAGGTGGCACTTCTGCTTTAGGTATCTCTACCTTAGGCATTTCTATTTTAGGAGTTATTACTACAGGTGGTATTTCTGCTTTAGGTACTTCAACCTTGGGTATTTCAACTTTAGGTGCTACCACTATCGGTTTATTTAAAAGATCAGTTTGAGTCTTAAGAATAAGCTCATTCATATCTTTAAGCCTTTGGCTACCTTGTTCTATTCCATCAGTGGTCACGCTAAGGCTTATTGCTCTATTTTTAGTATAGTCGAAAGATTCTTGTAACTTTCCTTTCATTATATCTATGACTTCATTCACTTTCGTAAACTCTTTTATGTCAATAGCTCCACTTGAAAAGTCAGCAGCAAGAGCAGTTTGAACTTTATCTAGATCAGCTACAGCATTTGAAACATCTTGAAGTTGTTTTTCAGCCTCACTAAAATTAGATATTACTCCTATATTTAACTTATCGTATCTAGTCAAGGCTTGTAAGGCATTATCAAAGGCTCTGGTATCCACCATTGCTTCTTTTAGCTTGGTAGTATCAATGCTGAAAGCCTGTCTAGCTGATGGTTCAACCTTGGTATAGGTGACCATTGATTTTTGAAGATCACCAGCTAATTTCAATCCATCTGAATACTTGCTAACACCATCAGTAAGAACTCTTACAGCTTTGTTAGTCTGTTCAAATTCTCTTGATTGAGCAGTTGCGAACTTAGCGGAATCAATCTCTTTGACTTTCATTCCAAGAGCGTCATACACCGCTATAACGTTGCCTAATTTATCTTTGACATTATTAAGCGATTCAGTTTTGAAATCTAATGGAACAGGTTTGGCTAAAGTGTTTTTAACAGTCTCAACAATAGGAGCCTGTTTAGCCATTTCATTCCCAACATTTGTGGCAGCAGCGGCAATACCTTCCACTCCGGCAGCAGCACCTTTGGCAGAATCTTCAATAGCTTTTGCTCCAGCGGCAACCTGTTCTCCTGATTTCTTTGCTGCATCTCCTTGTTGCTCAGTAGAAGTTTTAGCTTCGTCAGTCTTGGTTTTAAGCTCAACCATGCTCTTAGGCACGTTTTTAGCAGATTCTGCAATAGCTCTATTCTTAGCTTCAACGGCATCTAAGGCTGGTTGTAATGCCATAGCTGTTTCAGAAGCCCTGCCATAATCTAACAATTCTGTAGACTTTCTTACACGATCTATGACTCGTATCTGCTCTTCAATAGCCATAGTGGTAGTACGAATGTTCTTTTTAAATTCGTCATTACCAGAAGTCCTTCCTAGATTTTTATACATGTCCTCTAGGTCTTTTTTGACTTTCTTCAGAGCTTCTAGATCAAGATCTTTTGCAGCGTCTTTTACTACATTTGTTTGACCTTCTTTTAATCCTTTTCCAAGCTCTATATCTACCTTTATAGGTATTACTGATAGTATGTCAGTAAAATGTTTTGAGGCTTCTTTAGCCTTAGCTGCAATATCTTCTTTATTTAGAACAAGATCAAGCCCTTTCATCTCAGTAAAAGTATCTAACTGACCTTGCATCAACTCTTTATAAGTTTTTACATCATCTAAAGCCTTGGTCAAAGAAGCCTTTTGCTTTTCATTTTTAACTTCTGGCAGTATAAGAGATAACGCATCTTCTAGCTTCTGAAGATCTTTTACTTGATCTTCAGCAAGCCTTGATGTTAGTTCCAATTGTTTCTGAGCGTTACCTGAATCCCAAGATGAATCTAAGACATCATTGAACGCACTTGCAAAATTTGACTGAGCTAGGTTGGCTTCTGCGACAGCTTTCTCAAGATTATTATAATAATCTATAGCAGCCATATTCTCGGTTGCAGATTTTATAGGTGCTGCATTCTTTACTAGCTCATCTCTCTTTTCAATAACAGCATTAAGTTCTTCTAAAGCCTTTTTATCGTCAAGCAATCCTTTCTGGATACTAACAGTGCCATTAGCAATATCCGCAAAACCTCCAGATTTTACTGCTAACTTCTCAAATAACGAAATAAGCTTCTCAATAGCTGCAACCATTTTATCGCTTGTTTCTTGTATTATTTGTCCAGTCTTTGCTATCTCCTCCTGAAGTTTTCTTTGTGCCTCCACAAGCATTTGAGTTGCGCCATCTTTAGCAGAATTCCAAATGCTTCGGATTTCATCAACCTGTTGTTTAACAGAAGTGACTAATCCACTATCACCTGATTTAGCAATGTCAGATTGTTTAGCCTTTAGTAGATCAGCAGCCTCTTCTGCAAGACTCATTGCCTTGGCATAATGACCAGCTTCTGCTTCTGTTCTAGCCTCAGCAGACTTTTTAGTAGCTTCTACCTTAGCCTGCTCAATGCTATCAAATCCTCCCATGTCAAAAGGATCTTTAGAAATTGCAGTTGAAAACTTATCCAATGACTTATTGAACGAAACTGCCTTAGCCTCTAGTGAGTTAATAGCGGTAGCTAAATTCTCGCTTTGAGAAATCATCTGATCCATTGACTCTTTATACACATCTTCAGATTTCTTAAGAGTGGCTATAAATTTGTTATATGAATCTATCTGAGCTTCAGCAAGACCAGCAGAACCTGTTCCAGTAACACTGGTCTCAGCTAATGCCTTTCTTATTGACTCTTCTTTCCGTAGTGATTCCGTTATTATAGTTTCACGTCTTTGATTTTGCTCTATTATCCTATCTGTTACAAAAGCCTCGTAAGTACCAGTTTCATCTGCCTTCAGTTTCTCAGCGGCTATTGTAGCCTTGGTAGTTCTGGATAATAAATCCAACTTAGTTTTATTTATTTCAGCATCTTTTCTAGCATTAGCATCTAATTGTTTATCTATAGAATCAAAGGCTTTTTTGTAGTCAGATTCTATTTTTTTAGAAACTTCGCCAGCAGATTTTTCAAGCTCTTTAAATGACTCTTCTAATTTCGCAGTATTGGTTTGCAGTTCTAACGAAACTGCTATTACTGATTTAATGTCTCCGGTGTCACTAAGAGACTTTTTAAAATCTTTTATTTCTTTCTCAAACTTCTCAGTTAATTGGTTTATCTCTGTTTGACCAATTTTTCCTTGGGCTACAAGCCTGTCAATCCAAAGTTTTAAACGTTCTGAAATAGCGTCATCTAACTGGGCGTCCTTAGTGATATACGATAAACTTTCCAAAGATTGTCTGAACGCAGATACCATCACTTCTGTATTGGCTAATACTTCTTGAGAATCTTGTGCTGAAAACTCTGCTTTCTTTAGCCATCTGTTCTTGTTTTTATTTAAAGCATCTGCAAGTATTAATGCCTTTGCATCTATCGCTTGAACAAGAGTTTCTATACTTGTCTTTTCTATTTCTTGTCTGCTCTTAGATACGAACTTTTCCATAGCTAATGGATCAATAATTCCATTTTCCATTAGCTTCAGTCTGGTAGTTTCTTTTAATCCGGCAAATGCAACGTCAATCCCTTCAAGTTTTATTCCATTCATTTTATAAGTAAATGTTACATCTTTGTTGCCAGTTTTCTCAAAGATGCTTTTTATCTTATCTATTTTTTCTTTAGAAATCGTGTCACCTTTTATATCAAGATCAATATTAGATGCACCTCTTTTACTAGCCTCAATCCAGTTTTTTAAAGCCTTTTCAGCATCCTTAATATCGTTTGCATACTTAACCATAGATTCAGATTGCTTATCCATGTTAAGAGCAGTTTCTTTAGCACGTTCTACTTGCGTAAAGTATCTGTATAAACCATAAACAGCAGTACCTAGAGCAGCCAGGGCTATTATTGCAGCGATGTATGGATTAGCCATCATAGACAAGCTTAATGCCATAAATGCTTCTGAAAGCACTCCAAGACTAGCAGTTGCCATTGCTAATCTTCCTACTAGCACCGCTAGTCCTGTTCCAAATCCAGCAATAGTCTTAGCAATGCCAGTCATTATTGTTGAACCAAGAAGCAGTAGTGCAGATCCGAAAGAGTTTACCTTTTCTCTTAATACTGAAACACCTGCGGCAGCAGACTTAGACGCTCCAACTGCCAGAGCAGCCTCACCTGTCATAACTTGACCAGCAGCAATGACTGTCTGAGTTGTTCCTAAAGTCTTAGTAGCTGAGGTAAGCCCGTTCATGACTACTGTAGCTCTAGCAGCAGAGCTACCCAAGACATTCAATGCAGCGGCATGAGCAAACGTAGAAGCAGCAGAAATTCCAGTGGCGGCAGCCTCAGCATGTAGAAGCACTATGCCAGCGGCTAATGTTTTCATAAAGATATTCATAGCCCCAACAAACTGAGCTACTGGAACTATTACTAAGAACCATGCGAAGGTCATTGATCCTAATGCAGCCATAGCAGCAGCAATAGAAGCGGCAACAACATCTAGCACTTTAGCAACAGGGCCTAGTGCGCTATGAATATTTGCGAAAGTTTGGACAACTGATGTTCCTACATCTAACAAAAGTTTTAAAGGGCCTTCTAGATTGGATGAGATTGTGTGCATCAAACTTTGAATTGATCTTGTAAACAATTCAAATTTTCCTTGCAATGTGTTCTGCATTACATCTGCCATTGCAGCAGTTGTTCCACCAGCAGTATCTAGCCTACCTATAAATTCGTCTAATGCACCAGATCCTTGTCTTAGTAATGCAGCAACACCAGGACCAGCTCTTTGACCAAACAACGCTAGAACTTCATCTGATTTTATTCCAGCCTTTTCTAATTGACGTAATACTTCCGCAAAGCCTATAAAGTCACCATTGGCATTTTTAATCTGTAATCCTGCACCACCTATTCTGTCGCCAAGATCACTCATCAACTTGGCTTCTTCTTTGGTTGGATTGAATAAATGCTCTAACATTCCGCGTAATGCAGTACCAGCCATTGTGCCTTGTAGGCCAGCATTAGATAAAACACCAATAGTTCCTACAGTTTCTTGTAACGAAACCCCAAACCCTTTGGATAACGCACCAACGTATGTAAATGCGTGTCCTATATCTGAAACACTGGCAGTAGATTCGTTAGCGGCTTTTACTAGAACATCTGAAGCTACGGATGTTTCTTTAACAGATAATCCATAAGTATTCATCATGTGGGTTACAGTGGTGGCAGCCTCACCTACACCGATAGCAGCACCTTGGGCTAATCTAAGTACAGTAGGTAAAGCACCTATAGCATCTTTAGCTGAAAAACCAGCCCTTGATAATTCTTCTAAACCTTTAGTAGCTTCTACTGGACTAAATCTTGAAAACGCTGTCAAGTTAAGAGTTGTATGAACCAGTTCTTTCATTGATTCGTTAGAAGCCTCAGTAACACCTTGGACGACACCCATTGCATCACTGAAAGAAGAAAAGTCTTTTACTGCCTTAGCAAAAGGAGCAAGCATGGCCTGACCCATCATCATGATACCCATTGACCATGTGACAACACCAGATCTTAATCGAACGAATTGATCCTCTAACTCAGTTAGACCCATTTCTAGGTCTTTGATTGCATTTTTAGAAACTCCTAAATCTTTAGCCAGATTAGTGAAGTAGTTGCTAATCATTTTAGATAACAACGATCCTTCTTCAGTAACAGCTCTCATGGTGGCTCGTAAGCCAACAAGTTGTTCTATAGCCTTGCTGAAAACAGAAGTAGATTTTAGAATTTCTGAGTTCATCTCAGAAGTGTTACCTAATCCTATTCTCTGAGACTGCATTCTTACCTGCATCTCATCAAGTGATTTCAAAATAGTCTTAATGCTTTCTTCTGCATTATTAGCATTAAGCTTAATATTGTATTCTTTCTCTAGACTGGCAACAAACTCTTTATCTATTTTTAAAAGTTTTTCAAACTGAGTAAAGGCTTCTGAATTAAGTCTGATATTAGTGAAGTATTCTTGAAGCCTTGTTACTTCTTTTTCTGCAGTAGCTAGATCTTTTAATACTTCTTTTATCTGTAAATTAGAAAACTTTAACTCAAAGTTGGTAGCCTGTTTAGCATTGAAGATATGTGCATTATTTAATGTTGCCGCTACTTCACCTATTCTAGTCAATTCACTAGATAAGTTCTTTAGCTGTCCTGGCAACTCTTTCATGGAAGTTTGCATACCACGAAACATCGTGGTCTCATTAACTTTCTTCATTCCATCGGCTAGTGTCTTAGTAACACCACCTAATTCAGAAAGAACAACTTTTAAAGCATTTGCTCTAGTAGTCTCTGAGACAGTTTCGTCAGTTAAGATTTTTAACTGATTTATAAGCGTTTCTATTCCGGAAACATTAATTCCAAAGGATGAAAATAAAGATCTGAAATCTTCAAATGATTTGGTAAGAACACTAAGAGTATTTAAAACTTCTGTTCCATTAAGTCTGATATGTAGTGACTCATCAGCCGTACCAGAAGCCATCTGTTTTAGGTAATTGAAACTACTAACAACAGTGGAAATTGCTGCAGATATTGAAACTTCAGATTGTTTAGCAGAAGCATTTAATTTGTTGAATAAGTTTACATTTGTGCCTTCTGCACTTAACTGGGTTAAAGTCTGAACCATCTTGCTCAGATTTGACTCTAATCCTTTAATTGATGATGCAGTAGAAGATACTTGAGCAGACCATCCACCAATGCTAGGAAGCAATGTTAGTTTAGATGCTTCTGCTAAGGCTTCTTCTGACCTAACAACTGCATCTATAGCAGCCTTTACAGCCTTCAGATCATCATCAGCCTTTCTAATATCAAGATTCTGGAACGCATTCTTTATATCTCCAAATCCTGTAAAGGTTGCATTATTTCCAGTTAATTTTTTATACAAAATAGCTATCTGGTTAGCACCATTTGAAATAACATCTTTGATAGCATTTACTTCTTTTTCAACACTATTTTTTGTAGTGACCAGGCTTTGTGGTAAGAACTCTAATCCTGATTTAGCAGTAATCTTGCCGGAAGAAAGTTTATCAGTATTGGCTATTAAATCTTTAATAGTCTTTGAAACAGACTCCATTGACGCAACAACGGATTTGTTTGCAGATATTTCTTGCGCTTCGGCATCAGTAAAAGCTTTCTTCTTTTCAGCGGCCTTGGTGTAGGCATCAACATTTGCACTTACTTCTGTAGTAAGAGCAGCCATCTCAGCAACCATCACCTGAACGGTAGATGCTGAACTTGATGGAAGTACCGAAGATTTGCTAAGGTCGTTAAAACTATTTGCAAGAGTTGTTGCCTCAGCCTGCAGCCTATTCATTAACCTAAGAACGTTGGAAAACTCAGCTCCATTATTAAGACTATCTACAGCAGGTAAAGTTGCTAATTGCTCTTTAATGCCTTTAAGTCGTGTAGAATAATTTGATAGTGATTCTTCTGAAACCTTAATATCACGGGTAAATGCGTTTATCGAAGAAATGGCAGCTTCAGATCCTTCTTTAAACTGGTTGAGTATTCTCAACATCTCCTGAAACGTCTGTATCTCACCTTGATCTTGAGATACAGACATTTTCATGTTGATTAATGCAGCAGCCTCAGCTATCTGTCTGGTAAGTTCTTCACGTTTCTTTAATGCAGTAAGAACGTCAGCTTCAGTTTTAAACTCTTCAAGCTCACCTCTAAGCAATTGCTCATGGTCACTTACTATGTTCTTTATTCTGCCATTAATATTAGCGTAGACTTTATCTTGGTCATCAAGTCCTTTTGTCATTGACTTAATGATCTGCTCACCAACTTGGAATAGTTTTATTTGATTGGCAACAGCAGGGTTTTCTGTAGTCTCAGCTTTGTTTGCTCTTATTAAGAATGAAGTGTATTCGTTTACTTTCTCAAGTAGTGCGTTCCACGAAGTTAATGTTTTTGGATTGACAGAAGGACCTAGTTCAGCCTTCATCATATTGGCTATCGAACTATCTGGCTTTAATGCGTCTAAGAAAGCCTTCAGTGATTTAGCTTTGGTCTGAGCTTTATCTAGGTTGTCAGTTAGTAAAGATGGGCCACTCTTTGTTCCAAAGTTAGCCAATACTTTCTGTGCAGTTTCTACCGACGCAGAAAAAGCTCTCACCTTTGCAACAGCAGTAGTGATCTGAGCTTCGTCTATGAATTTTGGAGTTGTTGTTTGTTTGAACTCTACTGCCTTGGCAGCGTCTCTAGCCATTGTAGCTAGTTGAGATAACATTCCTTTTTCTTTCTCAAGAAGCATTAATACGTTAGTAGCAGCCTCACCAACTCTAAACTGACTCTCAGCAATAGCATTTGAGAAGCTTGTTATCTGATTAAATGATGCTGCTAAACTACTTATGCTCTCCGCAATTCCAGCAATATCAATCAGTTTTACAGGTTGACCAGCTTTAGATTTTAATGAGCTGAAGAATGACTCTAAACCAGAAGCAGCGGCAAGACTTTCAAATAGACCAACTTGCTCTCTTAGAGCAACATTCTTCGTTGACATTGCAGCAGATAATGCCCATTCTTCTGCCGCTATTGCAGAAAGTTTTTGAGCTATACCAGATACGTTCCTTGATAATCTGTCAAAATGACCAGCCTGAGTTCCTACAGAGGTATCACTTATAATATCTTCAAGGTTTACATTAATGCCTTTTAGATTTTCTACGACTGCTTCTTGCATAGCCTTTTTCATGCCAAGAAGTCTGTCTTTGAAAAAGTCTGATCCAGGTAGTGTTATATTTATTCTTGTTTCTTGAACAGCTTTTAATCCGTCAAAGATAGCCTTTAAATCTGCTACTGAAAGTTTAACCTTTGCAATAGATTCAGTCATTTTGTTGGCATATTCAGTAAAAGGATCTGCTTGTATCTTTACACCTAGAATTGCCTGAATATCTTTTTGAAATGGTTTAAAGTTTCTTTCTACCTGTTCTACGGCTGTTTTTAAAGACTCATTAAATCTTCCGTAACCTATTCCAGGAAGTTCTACTTTGTTTTCTTTCTTGTTGAAAAATTCATTCAATGCAACCTGAACAGATTGAGCATACGCCTGTATCTGCTCATTACCTTGTTTAGGTACTTCTACCTTACCTAATCTAAAGTTGATTGGAATAGTTCCAACAGCCAAAAACTCTGAGCGAATGTCATCTAATTTTCTTTCTGCTGCCCTTCTGGCTTCTTCTAACGAATTGATAAAAGGTCTGAAATCAGCTTCATGTATAGTAAGATTAGAAAACTTTAATAAACCCTCATTATTCCTTTGAAGTTCTGCTGCTAAACCTAATAATTTACTGAAAGCCTGTGTTACAGAAGTGGCAGTTCCTCTAAATTTTTTAAGATCAGTCTCAGACTTGGTCATGGCGGTCATGTTCTCGCCAATCTTCTTAATGCCTGATGCTACTGTGCCAAGACTTCCACCCACTGAAGCATCACGCAATCTGCCTACGGCAGTCGCAAGATCTCCAACACTGGATATAGTGCCTTTATTAATCTTTATATTGTTTAGAGGTTCTTTGAGATTAGTCGTCGAAGTGTTTACATCTCTTACAAGCTTGTCCATTGCACCTTTAAAGGTCTGCAACGGAGCAAATGACTCTGTGATTATGGCGGGGATTTCTTTAAAACTGTTTCCAACAGATTTAGTTACGTCTTTGGCCTCAGATGATAACCTAGTAAATCCATCTATTGATTCTTTTACACTCGCAAGCAGGGTAGTTAAGCTCTCAGCGGCAGCTTGGGTGTCTGCCAGAACTTTTACGTCTAATACGCCTAAGATATTATTATCAGCCATCTCATTCACCAGTATAGGAATTCTCTAGTGAATAATAGCATAAAAAAACCTCCAGCAGCAAAAGCCACTAAAGGTTTAGTTTAAACTCTAGAAAAAGCGGCAGCTAAACGCATCCATTCTTTCTTGTTAGCATCTGGATCTTCTTGTTTCGGTATCTTACTTTCTCGCTTCTTAACAAGACCTTTTATGTAATCACCCGAACCATTCGTACCCATCCAAGAATTTATTATGAACGAATCGTTTTCTTCCTCTTCTATCCTTATACACTCTCTGACAAAAACTCCAACTTCAGACAGTGTATAAGTTCTTATATCTTTCCAGCTATGGTTATGTTCAATTAAAAATTGAATTAACTTACCAATGGAATCCTGGTCTGAGGGGACGTTACTTTTGTTCCCATGAACTGGGATATCCGATCCCCCAGACCGTTGAAGTTTTTTATTAATGAATCTTGAGACTCAATATTCACATCAAGGCAGAAGTTAAATAAGTCAAGAGCTTTATCTAACGGCAATGATTTAATATCTTCAACGTCAAGTCCTGACATGTCTGAAAGTATATCTGGACTTTCTTGCATAATGATTCGCAGCAACGCCAGGATGGTCAATGAAGTCTGAGTGGCTTCATCTGCACCTTCAACCGGAGCAGGAATGTTGTCTTGAATTTTATCTGAAATGAGCGAAAGCTTGTCAAGTATTGACGCTAATTCCTCAATACTCAATGGAGTAATTTCAACTTCTGTTGCTCCAATTGTGTATTTTTTGTTAGGAAAAAGAGCAGCCCAGTCAGAGTCTTGAAGTCTTACTTTTTGTTTAGTTTGCCTTGCCATACGTCACCGTAAATTGATTAAAAACATAGCGAGAATTTCAACGTCAGTCGGTCAAATTTCAACGATATTTTGAAAGTAATACCATCGTAGCACCAAGCTATTAAGCCGCTTAAAACGGCTTAAATTGACACGATCTTGATATTGATATTATATATAAAATTCAGGTAGCAATCAAGGATTATTATGATCTTACTTTAAAGATCAATTTGTCCTTAAAACGATTATAAAGACCAGCAGGACTGATCTGAGTATCTACTGAATATCCACCCAAATTCAAAAATCTTGCTACCAGTGTACTACATACCTCGCCTTTGAAGTCAGGCAGTTTAAGTTTCAAACTTTCACCTAAACCAATGCTTATAAAGTCTCCGTAAGCATACGGAACTTTACCTGTGCTTTCGATCAAATGTGGGGACAATTTAACAAAGTCTATGTCCAATCTGAATAAGTCGAAGTCACAATAAGTAGACAAAGATACTATCCGTTGACCACCAATATGCTGCTCTAACACCATCCATCTAACTTCTTCTCCAACACGAATACTGAAGACAATTGCTGCATGAAAGTATGGTGATTTAGTCCACAGTTTCGTAACCTTACTCATCAAATTACCTTTTCCTTTGACTAAGATAAAATCTCCACTTTTTAAGAAAGGTCTTATATCTGTATATTTAGAATAAAGAATAGTTTCCATAAGTTACACCGTATGATTTCTATACATCCCAACAATAAAACAAGCCCTTAAATTATCCGTAGTATTCATGTTTTCAACTTTAAAACGGATCTTATAAGGGTAAGGAATCATTTGTGGCTCTGGAGCCTCAATATGCCCGTAATGAGAATCTCTCATCATTGCGTAGCTGGTTATGAACCTGTTTACCAATGTTTCGGTAGGTAAAATAAAATACTTACCTGTTCCGGTAGCATTAGGCACCCATGATCCATTGTAATCATTATTACCACCAGTTCCGTTTGGTGCTGGGAATGGTATTCCAGCAGGACAGATAATTTCAACACTGAAATGGCAATGATCTTCTACGCCCCAATAATGTACCTGACAATCCTTAATCCAAACATCTTCAAGGAACTGCATATCGTTTTGATATTCTTCACCAGGAGGAATCAAGAACGTCATATGATTGCCTTCACCAATCGTATGATTAACAAGATCGTCACCTTTACTTGAGTAGTACCATAATTTGTCTTTTGGTCTATCTGAAGTGGTACATATCTGATTACCGTCTTTAGTTACTTGAGATACAATTGTATTGGCAGATAATATTGTAAGGTGAGCGCAAGAAGTAGAAGCTCCTGAACCTAAATTTTGTTTAAGATCAAGAGCTGCCTGAACAGCAGAAGAGATGGGCTTGTTAATGTCAGAAGTATTGTCTACATTGCCAAGACCTATATTTTCTTTTGTTAAGATTGAAGGATCTAGATCTTCCAACAATACCGTATAGTTCTTAATATCTGCCGTTGTTACAGTATCGTCACGAATCTGTGCGCCGGTTATTGTAGTCGTAGGCATTATTTTCCCATAGATACTAATAGTTAGATTTAATATCCTTCAATTATAAACAATTTATAAATTTAGTAAAGAACTATTACAAAGATGTAGTTCTATAACTAACTAATAAACTATCTACTGATTGCGGAACCATATCATTCGAGAATGTTATGGTATCAGCAGCAATAGTGTAGTCTACTGTTCCGCCAGCGTTCATAAGCATCCCATTTAGGAATACATGTTCGCTGTTGGCATCTGGAGTATGTGATAGTACAAACTGTTTGTTTACACCATCCATACTTCCGGTTATGCCAGAACCTATGGTCTGTTTATCATAGAACGTTGTAGCAGATGCGGCAGCAACAGCACCAGAAACAGCTTCTGAAACAGTCTTACCAATGTAAACATAGGCTTGAACTGTGCCAGTTGATCCATAATTAATCATTGAAGCAGGTACGTCAGTTTCCTGAGTAACTACACCAGCGAAACAATCTATAAACCAATCAGATGAATCTAATGGGGTTGTTTCTGTTGCACCGTTGAACAACTTGGGTCGGTACGCCGCCCCAGCAGAAGCAGGAATGATGTTCCCGATTCTATCATTGGCAGCATAAGCGACACCTGTTCTTGGATTTATTTTACCCACCAAATCGGCAGGTACTGTAGAATCCAGATAGCAGAAGTAAGCTGAAGGAGTACCAGTCCCATCGGTTCCAGATACAGCAGTCAATTTCAATGTTAATAAACTGGATACTATTCCAGCATTACTAGCATGAGCAGGATCTGTAGCATGGAACTTTTCAGCCCAAGAGAACTGTCCCATCGAAATGGGTAAAGTTCCTTCTGGTTCGTTAAAAGACTCACGACCATTATTGGTATGAATCTTACCTAGTGCCAGCTTGTAGGCGATATTGGCTTTTGTTTGATCTGTAAATGACATGATCTATTCTCCTTATAGCCAAGTTAATGCAATGTTAGAAATCTTACCAGTCCATGTAGGACTTGCAGTAATTCTAACTACGATAACTTTACCAGAAGTAGAAGTATTTTTAGAACCAAGTGTCAAGCCCCAGTTTGTTGGTCTGGAATTTCCAAAGGTACTAGCATAACATCCAATATCTGTATCATTGCCGCTATGAGCCACACAAGCATCTTTCCATTCAACCGTACCACCAGCATTCTTCGTAGTATTAGGAGCTAATACTTCTAATGTTACGTTGGTCCCACTAGCACCTGTAGCAACAGGAACAAATGTAGTTCCGGTAGCAGTAACATTAAGTCTGAAGTTGCTTCTGGACGCAGCATCATAAAAATATCGAAGATAAGTTCTGTTTCCAGATGCTGTTGAATAGTTTGGATTTGAACCGTATCCATTTGCAGCCGCCGAGAAGTCTCCATTGGTAATAGTTCCAATGTGTGAAGTAGCCTTAGGATAGGTCAACTCACCAAATGAAACAAGCAATCCAGATACATGATTTGCATTACCAGTTAACAAGTTCTGAGCTGAATCCCAAGTGTAGGATGAAGCACCCATTCCACCTGCGCCATAGCTAGTATCTGTTAACGAAATTCCACCATGAATACGGAAGCCTTCACCGTTGAAAGTCTCGGTTGTTACGTTAGCATCATCTGCCACTGAGTCTAACAACAATCCAGTGATGGATGCTGAACCAGATGTCAGTGTAGATTGAACTGTTCGCAAGACGGAAGTGGTCAATGAAAACCCTACGTTGTAAAGTCTGCTATTGTTGACAGTAACAGTCTTTCCAGTTAAGATCACATCGTCTGTATAAGCGTTAGCAGCAGGCATAGACTGTGCAGCAGCAGTACAGTTAGTTCCGTTAAATGAGATAGCGGAAGCACTGGCAGAGTAGGTATTCTTGTAAGCGTTTGAGATCGTAATAGCGTAACTTGCAGTTGCGCCAGTATGATATCTTACACCTGACAAGTATTTACTTCCAGTTGCATTTAACGCAGATAAAGCACCTGTGTTAAATGCTGTTGCAGTTGCATCGTTGTCCACAATCCAGGAAGTAACGTTAGTGTCACGATACAAGCCTGTGGCATATTCGTGTCTAACTCTTACTGAGTTGTAGCCAGGACGCATAGAAGCAGCAGCAACGTTGACAGTTCCAGTTCTGTATTTAAACAAATCTAAGAATGTACCTTTGTCAAATTTAACAGCGGTAGCAGTAGTTAAATTGAATCCAGAACCATTTGCGTTTACTGATGCTCCAGAAGCGAAAGCTGTTAAATCCACTGAGTGGACAACAGTTCCATTAACTTCTAAATGCAACGTACCTTTATCACCGTCACCAAACGCATAGTTTGGATGAGGACGATCATTGGTATAGTTAGGTACAACATTCTGAGCCAGGGTAGCTGTAACAGCCGTAGCAGCATTGATAATACCTCTAATATCACCAGCAGGTGAGTAAGAGCTGTTAATCAGTGACGATGGATGGCTTGTTAAACCTGGAATAGAATGTGACGGGTCAAAGCTAAGTTTACCTGATACTCCAGCAGTTGCAGAAGTAGCGTTAACTAAGTTTGGAGCCGGGCTTGGAGCCAATGCACCTAAGATCTCATTGAAACGGTCTACAGCCGTACCAATGGGAGTGGTTGGAACGAAGTCGGTAAAGATCCCGTCAACATATTGCCCATCTTCAGCAGCGCCTATAACGCCGCTTGCTTGAGCAGAGAATGTTTGTAAATATCTTTTATTAACAACGTCCAAATCGTTTACAGGATCAGGAATACCAGTGATAGTACCCGGATCAACTGTGTTGCCGTCATTGATGTTCCAATCTTGCGATTTAAGGAAATCTAATTCCAGCCTTCCCAGATCAAGAGTATTACCTCTTATCTGTTCTTTTGCGTGAATAGTTGATCTAGACATGAGGAGTTCTCAATTAGACGATTGAAACTAATCCAGATACTGCAATTTCAGAAGCAGTTGCAACATACAAGACACCTTCCACAACAGTAGCTTTATGCTCTACTGGAATGTTATCACTCACCCATTGAATAAAGTCAGCAGGCGGTGTTTCACTAGCATAGAAGAAGTAAGGGTCGATGACTTCTTCTCTGAAGGTAGTGACTTCTTGTTCTTCAACAATGTCAGCACCAACAGTTAAAACAGTAACTCCATCATCAGCCATAACGTCTGGGTTTTTGCCCACAACAACTGGTTGAATTGATTTTTCTTCGTGTTGGATAACTTGAAGACCTTTTCCAAACACATCAAATAATTCTTCTTTAGTTTTCATACCTTTTCCTATATTGGAGTTAAAACGAAATATAAGCTCTTATATTGTATCAGGGATTTTAAGATCCCCAAACGAATTTTGCGTTTCTAGCATTTACAACCTCATCCATTAGTGCAGAGATTAATGACTCAAAAACACCTGTAGCAGCAAACTCTGTGTCATCGCTTACCCCTTGAAGAGTAGGTGTAGAGAAGTTTGTCAGCCAGTAGATATTTTGTGAAACAGAGTTGCTAGAATTTGTACTAGCATAAAGCGGTGTAGTAAATTCTAGAACATCAGAACCTACCGGAGTGCTTAATGAAAAGTTAGTCAGCCAGTAGATATTTTGTGAAACAGAGTTGTTAGAATTTGTACTAGCATAAAGCGGTGTTGAAAACTCCAACGTATCTGATCCAACAGGAGAACTTACTGAGAAGTTTGTCAACCAGTAAATGTTCTGTGAAATAGCATTGTTAGAATCTGTACTAGCATAAAGCGGTGTATTAAATTCTAAAGTGTCAGTATCACCTTGATCCGCCATAACGTTCTCCTTATGCTGGGATTATAAAATTGTTGCCTAAGTAGTAATGAGCCAAAACAGATCCTGATTCAGAATGAAACTGTTCTGCGTCAACTTTAACATTGACTGTATCCAACATAGCCCAATCCTTTCCCATGCCAGCTATTTTAATACCAAACATTCTGCCTCGGTATGTCTTAAGGGCATTACAATTTGTCAGATCCATTTCAAGAACATGAGGTGTTATACAATACGGCAAACTTGTTGATGGGTTATTGCCAGTTGGAAGTATGTCGATAATAGTCTGAGACATCATCATACCATTAGTTCCATTACCATACTGCCAGTTATCAAACTCAGTATAAACAATAGCATTCTGGCCTTGAGGAGAAGTATAACTGGCATTATTAGTGGACGAAATGGCGCAAATCTTAGGATGAGAATACATGACCTGAAGATTAGAAACTCTTTCAGCGTTATCACCTGTATCACCTGAGGTTGTTCTAGGCAAAGATAAGTATCTGTATCCTATGTTAGCAGTACCAGCAGCGTCTTTCATCGTAAGCATGGATACGATATTGTAGACATTGACAGGCATATTAGATAAGGATGCTGGTACTTGAGATCCACCATTTCCAGAGAATGTAGTGAAATATCCAAAATTTGGATACGTTCCGGCAACTTCTCCATTATCAAGAGAAAACTCAACACAACCTATCGCAAAAGGTTTACTTGAGGCTGAGGGAACATATGAAGCGGAATATCCCCAGTTGCCATTGCTATTTATTCTAGATAAAAGAATAAGATATCTAGAATTGGCAAAAATGTAAAGATACCCACCGTTAACAGTATCCATAGATAATGATCTGTAAGTAGATCCTTTATAAAGATACGCCTCATTCGTTCCTACATGAGAAGTTGCATTCCAGTTCTCAAAAACTCTTATTACTAAGGATGGGTTTCCTGAAGAGTAATACTCTAGTAAAACGTATTTAAACTTTGAAGGATATTGAGAAAGTGGAGCTTTGTAAACCCTTCCACTATTTGGAGCGTTTTCGTCATGCAGTTCCCAACCATGAGCAACGATAACATCTTCAACAGACTGTTTAATAGCAGGTACTGTTTCGCCTGCTGTATATGCTACATACCACGAATTACTTCCTAGTGCTTGTGTGTTAATTGTCATAAAGATACCTATTAAGCTGGAATTACTACATTATTACCAAGATAATAATGAGAATGAGAAGTTCCTAAAGAACTGTGAAACAAATCAGAGTCAACTAAAACATTAACCGAATCCAGCCAGTTCCAATTTTTACCCATTCCGGCGTACTTAACACCAAACATTCTGCCTCTGTATGATGACACCTTGTTAACATCAGCCGTACTCATCTCAATTACTCTGGGAGTGATACACCAAGGCATGTTAGTAAGAGAGTTATTGCCAGTTGGAAGTATGTCTTTAACGTTCCAAGAAAAAATAGGAGCTACTCTATCTATAGTATAATATGAAGGATATGCTGCCATGTACTGATTATATCCACCAGGACCTGCTACATAACAACCACTACCCCAAGGACAATGAAAGAACGCTGATTTTTTTATAGTTGATCGCGGGTGGTCGTATAATGCCTGAACGTTAGACTTTCTTTCTGCTAGAACAGACAGTGATCCATCAACTGATCTTGGGATACTCAAATATCTAAAACCAATGACTGGGCAACTAGCAAAGCTTGTATCAGTGTAATTAACTCCACCTTTAGCAATTCCTGAAAATTGAGCCGGAGTGTGAAGATTTCCATTAAGAGAATTAGAACTGAATAATCCAAAGTTAGGATACGTTCCAACTGTTTCAAAATCATTTTCAATTGCGAATTCTACACAGCCCGTAGCAAACTGGTACGCCAGGTTTCCATATCCCCAATAGCCAGTTGAGATTATCTTATTTAAGAATATAGCATATCTTGCTGTAGCGAAGATATAAATATATCCTCCACCAACTAAATCAATCCCTTGTGAGCCATAATACCAACCTGCTGGATTACTAAACGCAGACCCATTAAGAGCACACTCATTTGTTCCAACGTGTGTTGAGGCATTCCAAGTTTCAAATACTCTGGGAGCCATGTATGAAGCATTGCTCCAATCAAGCATCAAATATTTGAATGTGCCTGAGTTGGCTACAGGCGCCTTGTAAACGATTTTATCAGTCCCTGCGGCTGAGTCATGCACTGACCAGCCAGCGTTTAAAATAACCGCCTCAACGGCTGTTTTAAGGGCAGAAGTTGTTTCGCCTGCTGTATATGCTACATACCACGAATTACTTCCTAGTGCTTGTGTGTTAATTGTCATTTAAGACCCCCATGAAAAGCTTAATGTGCGAACAGGAACTACTTTATAACTGGCCTTCAGCATGTTAGGTGAAAGAGTATCACCTAAATTAGCGAACAGTATTTTCTGTTCTTGAGAAGTCAGAAATTGTCTTCCAAATGTGTTAGAGTTTACTGTTGTATTATCTGATGCAACAGAGTTTGGGGAATAAAAAGAACCAAGAGATGCCATTATTTCCCCCAACTAAATTTTGTTAGAATTATTTCTTGTAAATCAGGAAGTCCTGTACTCACAAAAAGCCCATCAAAAGGGCCTTTTGGAGTGAAGAACATTTTAAGTCTTGAAGCAGATACAAACAATGAAGCTAGAACAGAATCATTTGTAGCGTAGTTGTTTGGCAGAGCAGGATCAAAAACAGGTTCCATCACTCCCTTAGGAGTGAAGAACATATTTAATCTTGATGACGAGACAAACATAGCAACAGATTGCTGATTAGTGGTGTTTGTGCTTCCCACTAAATTATCTATAACTTCAAATGATCCTAGACTAGCCATAAACCCTTCTTATGCTGGAAGCATTATTCCGTGTGGAGTCATATAGTGATTCGTTACTGTTCCGGTAGCAGCAGGGAACATATCTGAATCAACTTTCAACGTACAAGTATCCATAGGATTATAAGTGATAGCGGTATCAGTAACCTTCAGTCCATAAATGCGACCAAGCTTATCTTTTACTTTCATTCTGGTCTCAGCCAGAAAGTAATCTGACCGTGAGGCAGTAGCATAAAGACCTGTTCCACCTGTAACATTAAATCCTCTGTTAGGACACATTTCCCTTTTGAAAACAGAAAGTGACTCTGATTCGCTAAACGAAATAACCTGAGGTGTAAATGCCCAATATGTGTTTCCACCACTTTTATTAGTCATACTTGATAAAACTCTTTGAGTAACATCAAGTAGATTTCCATAAAGTTTAGTATGGATTTTGGTCTTCCATCCAGTGAACACAAATCCGCCACTTAGGTTATATTTAATGCTAGAAGAACATGCCTGAACACTTCTGGTAGGGAATCTGTTTTCAACCCAAGGTAAAATAGCAGCAAGATATTTAGCACCAGCACCAGTATAACCTTCTATGGTTCGTGGCATAGCTAACTGACCAAGGCCAATGAATCCAGCAGGAGTGTGAGTGGCAGCATTGTCATAATGTCCAAAAGGTACTGATAGTTCTGTAGCTACTTTTAAATCAAGAACGCCTGCAGCCGAGTTACCTAAAACATAGCCCATCTTGGCAAAGCCAGCATCTTCAGCAACAGCCCCAGTCAATGGATACTGACCAAAGCACTTATTCATATTAAGAGGAGCTCTTAAGTATTTGCTGTTGATATACAAGAAGTTAGTTGAAGCGTTACTTGCTCTGGAATCATCTACTGACAACTCAAAACATCCGATAACACCGTTTCCATATGTTCCATTAGCAGTACCATAAAGGTTGTTGCTTAATTTTGCGTTAACAGCAAAGTATCTGTTAGTTGCAAATAAATAAACAACTCCACCAATAGATACACCTCCATTCAATGAAATGGCCTGATACACTGAAGTTGGTGCTTCTGGATAACTACACTCATTTGTCCCAACATGAGTAGTTGCGTTCCAAGTTTCGTACACTCTAACCTTAACACCAGATGCGTCAATGATAAAACGAATATATTTATATGACGATCCATTCTTACAGATCGCTTTGTAAATAACATCTTGGTTTGCAGTAACGGTGTCATGAAGTGTCCAACCGTGAGCAACTATCCAATCATTACAAGCGGAAAACAATGCTGAAGGTGTTTCTGTGTATGAATACGAAATCATCACAGAATTACTTCCTAATGATAATACATCAATTGTCATGTTGTTCTCCTTATGCTGGTAACAGGATTGAGTAACCTGTTAAATAATGGGTTGCATCAGTGCCGTTAGTAGCAGGGAATTGTTCTGAGTCTACTTTCAACGTGCAGGTGTCCATAGGATTAAAATCTATAGAAGTATCAGCAACCTTGATGCCATAAATTCTTCCATAATACTTCTTAACCAGCATAGTTTGTTCTATGGAATATGTCTTTATCGTACATTTTGGACTGTAGGTTAAGTATGATGCAAAAAGAGACTGTTCTGATGTATCGTGCAAAAGAAGCTTAGAAACAGTATCAAACTCTATCAAGTTTGGAGTAAACGCCAAGTAGTTTCCATTAGGGCCTACAGCAGATATTGGCTCATGTGATCTTTGAGACAAGTCTAAAGGTCTGTCTATTTTATTGGAGTTAAACCAGTTGGTAGGAGAATCATAATAGAATCCGCTGCTTGGGGCATTACCTTCAAATTCCTGACGACTACCTTCATATAGCTCAGTCCATCTTGGAATAGGTATTTCATGTTCAGGAAGAACCGCCATAAGATTGTTATAAGTAGTCACACTTGTAGAACCTAAAGAAGTTCTAGGACAAGATAATTGTTTAAATCCTACAAAATAATTCTGAAGCCATGCGTTAGCCTGTGCATCAGTGTAACTATACCAGTTATTATGGGAATGAAGATAACTTATTACATCTGGATCGTGAGTAAGATACTGCTGAGTTCTCTCATGGTTGTATGGATTCCTAAAAGTCTCACCTTGAATCATAACACACGCTGTTCCGTCAGAGCTTAAACGCCCATCATCATTAGCGACCTCGAAGCATCCGATAATACCTAATGAGTAATGAGTTCCAGGATTGCCATTAACACCCCAACCAGTTGGATCACCATTTGACCAATTTGCTCTTAATGTGCCTACCGAAGTTTTCCATCCAGTAACATGACCAGTAGGCCACACAGCATTGCTGTATCTGCCCCACATAGCAAGGTATCGTGCTGTTGCAAACAAGTATAAAACTCCACCTATAGCAGAACCACCGCCCAATGACACCACAGGACCTTCGAAAGCACTACCACCGGATATAATATTAATTGCCATGTTGGTAGGTGAATTACTTGTAGCGTTCCAGTTTTCATACACCGTAAAGCAAAGAGTATTTGGAATATATCCAGCCTGAACCAGTACATACTTAAAGGCAGTCCCATCCTTGGTTGGAGATTTAAATACTCTAAAAGGATTTACACCGTCTTGAAAATCGTGTAATGTCCACCCATGTGACACTATCCACATTTGAATAGCTGTTAATAACTCTATATGAGTTGTGTCATAGCTATACACAATCATTGTAGAATTAGAACCTAAATCTGTTGTTTCGATAGTCATTTAGGTCACCTTTATACTGAGTAAACTACGAAGATTGACAAATCTTTTCCACCACCAGCTTGTAAAACAGATGTAGTTAAGTAGTCTGCAGGAGTCATAGCGACTGCAATATCTACTCTATTACTTTTGAATTGACCAACAGGTATGCTTGGCTTAGTTGCACCGAAAATTGATGATCCATTTTTAAGAATATCAACAACGATAGCTCCAGTAGATGGAGCAGTACCGACAGAGCAGTAAACGGAAATTAATCCAATACTAACATACGGATACCATCTGCTATCACTAACGGCAGGGACGATTTCACCGGAAAATGATCCTACGAAGAATCTGCTCTGCTTATCAGCAAGAGCGTTTAACGCAACATTGTCTGCATCACCGTAGAATATTGTAAATTGTTCTGCTTCTTCTGCGGCAGCATGAAGCGAGATGTTACCTGCACCAAGATCATATTCTGAGCTATTCATCAGAACACCGTTTCGATAAACGGCTACATTGGTAACAGGTTGGAAATTTGAATTGGATAGAAGCGTCTGACCTACGGATGCAACAAAGTCAACCCTTAACTCTTGGCGAGTTAAAAGAGCAACAACTTCTGGAGCTAATTTTTCGAGGGTAACACTTGCATCCCTGACCTGGGTCTGCGCCCGGACTAGAGTTCTTTCAGCCATAACGTTCTCCTAATTAGAAAAAAAGCGCACCCAACTGGGGTATGAGTCGGGTACGCTTCCCTTAAACAATCACTTCAGATTAAGCTTTGAAATAAATCACTTTCACTTTGTCACCGCTGAAAGGAGCAGAGCCAAAAGTAACAGTAGTAGAAGACAAAGTGTAGTCGTCTGATAATTCTTGCAAGACACCGTTTAAGAACACTTGAACGGTAGATGCAATAGGAGTGTTAGCCAAAGTAAATGCGGTGTTAGTTCCGTCAATAGAACCCACTGGGGTTTCACGAACGTAGGTGTCACCAACAGATTTGCTGTTGACTTCATTGATAGCAGATACTAAATCGCCTTTAGCGGTAGTAGTCAGGTTAGCTTTAACACCGATAGCATCTGTGTTAGTTTTAACTTGAGTATCTAAAGCGATAGTAGCGGCTTTAATACTGGCAGCAGCATCCAAATAGCTTGTGCCTGAGTAAGCAACCAAGTTACCAGAAGTGTCTAAACCAGTAGCGGTTTGAGCATTTGAAGCTTCTGTTTCCAAAGTAGTAACGCGATCTTTGAAAGCAGTTGCAATGTCAACAGTAAAACCAGTGTCTGAAGAACCAGTAACAGCTACGAAGGTTGCAGTACCAGCTACATTAGAGTTAGTGTTGTCGATAATGTCAACGCCAGCAGAAGTGTTCCATACTAAACCATCGTTTTGGTTTACATAAAACTCTGCACCAGCGCCTACTTTAAAATAGCCAGCAACGTTAACCTTGTAGTAGTCACCAGCGTTTTTACCAGCAGCAGCCAACAGAGCTAAATCTGTAGCTGAACCAGTTGCGCCACCATCTAAAGTACCAACGTAGTTGAACGCATTACCTAATGAAGTAATGGAGTTTTCAACTGCATCAATAGCGTTATCTACATAAAGCATTGTAGCAGCATCAGTAGGATTAACTGGAGCTGGAACAATTACTTCGCCAGTATAGGTAACAGTACCTGTAACGGTTTTGCCGCCCATGTCAACAGAAGAGTTGAACTGTGCGCCGCCAGTGATAGCATTGTCACCGATCTTAGCAGCAGTAACCGCTTTATCTGCTAATTTAGGAGTGGTGACGTTGGCATCAAGGATTTTTACAGTGATGACGGAATCAGCAGCTAATTTAGCATCTGTTACGGCAGCATCTGCAAGTTTGGCAGTTGTTACATTAGCATCTACGATTTTAGTGGTAGATACTGAGTTGGTAGCAAGCAATTCTTCAATAATTGCTGCAAGTTGAATTTTAACAGATGAAATCTCACGATCTTTAATCTGCGCACCACGGATTTGAGTAATAGCCATGAGTTTATAACCTCTAAGTCACAATTTAAGTTCTCGAACCACGCTTTATATCGCGTAGTCTAATAATGTGATTATCGAATCTTCGCTCTTTACTAACGTTGTAATTTCTCGTTAATTCGCTGATAGACCAAGGTGAGTTCACAAAATATTCACCCCTCTCGTATTTAATCAATTCCCCGCCATTATGCAATGCAAAAGCAGCTAAAGCAATACGTCTAGTATGGATTGTTTGTATATTTTCAGCCATTACACTACTTCACATCTATGTGGAAAACCAGGTTATCATTATTGAATCCCCTTCTTTTGCAGGATAGGTCATTATAACATCAAGCCCGTTTAAGGAATACTCATGTTGTAACAGACCATTTCTACTTATTAAGACGATTCCTCCTGCGGGAGCAGAAGTGATTGCAAATGTATCCTGAACTGGGTCAGTTACATCATAGAAGATTTGTTTTGGAAGAGTTGCACCTAGACCGGATTCACCTTTTGGTCCTGGATCACCTTGAACGCCTGGATCACCTTTAGGACCTGGTGGCCCCGGAGGGCCTTGAATACCTAACTCAACGTACTCTATTCCTGAACCAATTTCAACAGTTTCAAGAACGTTAATGGTTTCGACAATCTGAATACCACCAATCTGAGACTCTACTATTTCTAGAGTACCAGTATTGTCAGTAGCTTCTAGAGAACTCCCTACCTCTACAAATTCTACTATCGTATTAGAATCGACTATATCTGAACTCATCTGCTAACATCTTGAGTAATTTTTAATTTACCGTCAATGTAGGTTCTTACAGATGAATTAGGACTTGTTATTTGAACATCGAAATAATAGATTCCTACTCCAGCACTAGATATCTCCGCCCCTGAGGCTCTCAGAACAATATTAGGATATACTCCTATGTTAGACAGATCAACGGTAAGAGCACCATCAATCACATCTAACGCTTTATTCTTCTTGAATTGGCAAAGTCCTGTGCAGCCAGTAAAATCTACATACGTTCCCGTACCGTCCTTCCAACCTATAGGAACATATAGGTCGTCTCCAGATATAGCTGTAATATTTAATTCATAAACATTAGGTTTAAATACTTGAGCCATACTTTATCTCTTTAAGAGTTGTTACATATAAAAAAACCGCTATAAGTGTTAATTATAACGGTTTTTTCTAGAATATCAAACCGCAGTTTGTAGTCTTAGTTGACGATGATTTCCATGTATGGCTGATCTGGATGATTTACTTTATCTTCCAAGATTTCGCAAGTGAATTTCACCTCAGCCCATTTGTCACCAATAAAGGCAGTATCGCCATTTGGTTTCAATGAACATTTCCAAGCTTGGAATGTGTACTGTGAACCTTCAGGGTTGTCAGAAACGAATCTGATTTTACCGTTCAAAGATACATTTGAAATTGCGTTGATCTTTTTGTAAGAATCAGCTTCATTTGCAAAGTAAACAGTTCCAGCACCGACCAAGGTAGAAGCAGCACCGATTTTGATACGACCCAGAGCTGAATCAACAGTGAATTCTGAACCAGCTTCAAACCATGCCGCACCCTCTTTAATAACAGCCGCCTTATTGTCAAATACAGGAGCAGCAGCGATGGTAGCGATTTTGCTGGTGCCTACATATACATCACCAGCAACCAAGCCAGTACCAGCCTTAGCTTTCAAATAAACGTTATTTCCGATTGCGGTAATAACTGTCCAAGTGTTTACTGCTCCGCCGCTAGTGTTAGTAACAACAGCGTCAGCAGGTAAATCAACAGCCGCCTTGCCTGCTTCATACGCAACTACAGCTTTCCAAATACCGACTTTTCTAATGCCCAGGTCATAGTACAAGCCTTTTGACACAGCAGCAGGAAGAGCAGAAGATTTGAAGTCAGATGCAGCTTGGGTCATCGTAACAGCATCACCGTAGAACAACATGCCTAAGTTATCTTCATTGATCTCATCCAACATGAAAGTGAATGTAGGAGTGATCTGTTTGGTAACTTGTTTGTCTTTTGAAGAGATACCTGAACGACTTGAGAAGTGGTCAAGCATGTCAACAGACATATTGAAAGTCAACTCTGGAGCGTTACCTAAGTCACGTTCACCAGTAACGTTTCCGTTAGCGTCGAATTTGTCGAAATATAAGACACCTTTACCTAAAGTGTAGTTTTCAGGATTTGGGGAAGTAAATGCCATTGTCTTTTCCTCTTTATAATGTTAAAAATTAATGTCTAGAATCTTCATAACCATAATAAACATCTGTGAATCTGAAAATATACAGAACAGCAACATCTAATATGGCAGGTAATGGTATCTGAATTTCCTCAGCACCACAAAAATACTCAACTGTAAGATCAGATCCTTGTGTTACTAAACCTTTGTTTTTAGTAAATCTTTCGTCTAATTCAATAGCCTGTTGAAGCAAGTACATTTTAGCACGACCCTCAGTATAACAGGCATCTTGTTTCATGAGCTTGTTAACAAACTCTAATTGAATTGGAAGCTCTACAAAATACTTTCCAGGCTTAACTAATTCTTTTTTAGAGACTTGTTCAAAAATATGAATACATGGAACTTTTCTATCCCATGTTCCCCATATACCACCAGTGCCTTCAATGATCGGTATGCCAGGAAACTTCAGAAGTATTCTTCTTTTAAGTTCGGCTATGATATCTTCACGTTTAGACATTGGTATCTAGTCCCGATGCAACTCTGTTTAAGAACTTTCTGATCCAGCCTGTAGCAGGTGTATTAAAGGATTCTGTCAAATATGCTATTGGTTCCCACTTGCCACCTTTAAGCTTACCAGACATAACTAAACCTTTACCACCAGAAGCTTCTTTGTATTGAAGCTTTAACTTTCCATTATCACCAGTGGCAACGTTGGACTGAATAAACTGATGGACAATATTTGGATCACCTTTAGCACTTTTGGCATAACCGACAATAGTGTAAGGTCCTTTATTGAACGGTATCGCCATCCATCCACCAGGATGAGAATTAATACGACCACCAATATCAATCTTTCTAGCCCACTTTTCTACTCCACCTTCTTCAGCATTTGGAGTCAGTGCCAGTGTTATTCTTATTCCAGTTGGAGTTTCTTGAATAGTTCTACCGGAAAGAAGAATGTTTCGTTTTAAAACACCTACTCGCTTTTCAGATATTTTGTAGGATTGGCTTGACATTAAATCAAGTTCTTTCCTAAACGAAGGAATTGCTCTTTCTTTTAAAGTTTTCTTTACTTTGTTGGCAGCTCTAGTGTTTAAGTCTTTTCCAAACTGCAGAACAATGTCATATACATTAGACATAATCCGCGTCACTATAGTTGACGTATTGAGACATTATCGTGGTAACAGAGTCGAGCAAGTCACCTAAATTAGATGCTGCTCCAATAGAAGATGCTCCTGCGTTTCCTGCTACGGTAGCTACTCCAAGAGTAGACCGTCTGTTATACCAAGCAATTGTCTGCAATAGAATAGCATTATAAAGATCATAATGTTCTTCAGCCAATTCAACTCCACCTGTGTATTTAACTACTACATCTCTAGTTTTCTTATGAGAAGTATTAGGTAAAGACAAAGGACTGTAAGGATCTACAGCATTTGTATCAAATGAATCTAATCGTCCTACCGGAGGCGGAAGCAGTATAGCAATACTGTTTCCGGCAACCGTATAGTCCGTTCCTAAAACTAATTCAACATCATCTATCCAAACATTTAATACTTGAACAACTGGCGTTTGCCTTAATCTTATTCTTGTTTTAACGCTATGATATTCTTCTATAAACGTATCTTGCATAAACCTTCTGTTGCAGTACGCACAAATATGTGAATACGCAACTCCGGATAAAGTACGAACAAGAGGATCGTCATCTACCCCACCAGAAATGGAAGGATCAGATATCTGAATCGTCTCGACCGCCTTTGTAACAAGATTGTCTATAAAAGATTCGATAGGCATTATTTTTGTTCGCCTGGTTCCAGAACAGCTTTGTTTGGAATATTCAAACGGGCAGTATCTTTAACTGGTGGAGCTGGTGGAGCAGGAGGTACTTCTGGTTCAACAACCTTAGGTTCTTCAACCAGAGCTTCCTTAGCCGCAGATTCAACAGTAAAGCCTACTTTAATCACATCCACGTTGTTAGGGCAGAAAGTTTCTTCCTTCAACGTAGATCCGATTCTGGCGACCCATTCTTTGTTTTCAGTGTCAACGAAGTTTCCAACTTTTGGATGGATTCCGTTTTCATTGTCAACAAAAGTGTGCATAACTCTATAAAAAGCCATATTCTCTCCTATAAGTGGTTAGTAATTGATTACTAACCACTATACCTCGCTATTAAGCAGCAGCAGTCTTGATAACCAAGAAGTTTTCTGGCATAGCGCAAGCTAAACCTTCGCGTTGGATGATACGCAAGAAGATCTTGTCTTGTGCAAAACCTACGTGCTCTGAACGAGCCATAGATAATGCCATTCTATCACCGATGTAATAGTTTGACAAATTACCAAAGAACATAAATGGTTTACCTGCGCCAGATTCAGCAATTGTAGGCAATACTTCTGAAAGCACGATTGGGTAACCCCAAAGTGTTCCAGGAGTGCGTAAATCACCAGAATCGTCGGAGAAGATATACTCACCAGTACCAGAATATTTTAATTTTCTGATAGCGTTAAGTACAGTTCTGTGCATGTAGAAAGCAGCGCCTTCTGTTGAGGCAGGGATCATTGTGGTTGTTATATCAGCCAACATATCCGCAGTCAAGTCTGTGAACTGAGTTTTACCTGCAGGCATCACGAAAGTATTGACCGCTGGATCGTAGAACACACCGTTGAACGGATCACCTAATGCTGTGTTACCTTTGAAAATAACACGATCTTCTTCTTGCATTAACGCTCTAGCGAATAGCATAGAGATTAAGTTTGCAATCGGAATAACACTGTCCGATAACAGTTCAGAAGTAATTGGAACTAATGCCGCCAATTTCTTGACGATCATTCTGAACTCACCAAAAGATGGTTGAGTTTGCGGAATGGTTTGACCCTCACCGATCCAAAATACTTGCACCCCGTTAAGCAACTTAGGCATTGTGATCTCTTCACGCGGAATCGGAATAACCGTACAACGTGGACGAGCAATACCATAAGTATTGAACAGCGTAATTAAACGAGATGTAACTTCGACAGGAACTAAATAGCCCCCTTCTGAGTCAACACCTTCGGTTAAATCTTTTACCATTGCATCATTGCGTAAAAAGATACCTTTACACAAATCCACAAAGTTTTTGGCGTCTGCCTTATTTGTAAAACCTACGTTACCGTTAGCATGTGGCAAAATAAGTTCTTTACTGTTAGCAAGCGTCAATTTTGACTCTAAGTCCTGAACCATATTTTTCAGAAGAGCGATTTCGTCTGACTGGGTTTTGAACTGAGTTAGAGCACTTTTAACGCTAGTGCTAAATTCTTCAAAAACTTCTGCTGAGATAGATGCTGCCATTTTTATTACTCCAATTATTTATTAATTAAGAACTTTTCAGAAAATCGTTCAATGACTTTAATTGTTCATCTAAAGTTGCATAGGTTTCAGTTTCAGGTTCGCCATCTTCATCAGACTGGCTCTCATCATCTTCATCAGCATTTTTCTCTTCAGAAATCTTTAGTGATTTTACGTCACTGTGGATAGAATCTAGTGTATCAGCAAGTAGGGCAAAACGCAACCTGATTACTTCATCAAACTCAACCAGAGTCGAAAGAATCTGTTTTAAAACGTCATCTTTGCTTTCTGGTGGAGTTTCGGAAGTTTCTTCGGAAGTTTCTTCTTCGCCTTCTTTTGCTTCCCACTCTTCACCTTCGGCAATAGCCTTCAATTGTGCCTCAGTGTAGTCGATTTCAAATGGCGGAGCTTTTTTGCCAGCATCTTCGTAGTGACCTACCAAATGCTCATAAACGCCTTTAGCATCAGATCCCAAAGCTTCTTTGTGACCCAATACGTCAGCCATTGCTCTTGTAACGCCTTTATATACAGCTACCACTTCTTTATCCACAATAATGTGATGCGGGTATTTATAGCTTGAAAGTTTTTCTGCATTGTTAATATCTACAAATGCGAAACCCTTTGAGTATAAACCCCAGTCGATTGTTTCTTTCTCGCCAGAACCGTCAGTGCTAGACCACTTAGCCATAGACGCCTGAGCTCTTAATGAGTCCCATGCTTTTTCCATATCAACAGCAGACTTGACGTATTTAATAACACTGTCAGGTTTTGCATCGGCAGTAAATTTAAAGAAAGCATCAATTTGATCTTGTAATGAACGCATTTTAAGATCAGCGTCAGATTCCATGATCTGTGCAGCGCCTTTGCTTAAATGTTGTTCAACAGATTTGCGAACGATGTTTTCTTTAGCTCTCATAAGTAACGCTTCTGGGTTACTTGGAACTGGAACCGGACTGATTTCCAGTAATTCCCATGCTAACACGATACGATCTGGCTTGACCTTGTATTTGGTCATGTCAAACATATCTTTAGTACCGTCTGGGAATGCAACTTCAAACTGATCTGGAGTTTGTTCATCAACCCACATTGATTTTTGTGGATACAAACCAACACTGAAAGCACTCATGAATCCAGAGTCATATAAACCTTTCAGTTCGTTACCTAACTCAGTATTGGCAAATTCAAACGTGAAAGAAACAGCTTCTTTAGTCACATTGATTGAAGTCACCTTACCTACAGGAACTTGCTTGTATTGATGGATAAAAAGCATAACCGGATTCTTCATAAAGTTCTCGGTTATAGCTCCTTTAGGAAGAAGGACTTCTCTATCACGATCTAGAGCAGCAGTTGAAGCAATTGCTCTGTACGTTGTAGCACCGTCTGCTCCCTTCTCAGTTTTAGACTTCTGGTCTATTGAAAAGATTAAAGAATGTGACATTTTAAAAACCTCTTATTTTATTTTAAATTCTTTCATTGTTTTATCGGCAATGGATGAAACAAGTACATTTGCAAACTTCTGGGATTCATGTTGAACCGTATGAAGCGAAAGTTTACCATCCAATAACAGCTTTACAAAATTATTACAACATTCTAAAGCATGATCTACATTGTATTGATTCGCAATACAGAACTTTTCTACTTCTGACGACACGATAGATTCAAACTCAGCAATCCATCGTTTTTTATTCAAAACGGGTGATCTACCTTTAATAAGGATTGCTGACCTTGAAAACTGTTTTAAGACAGTGCTTAAGAAATTTTCTAATTCTTTTTTAGGTGCATTTTGCACATTTGACGGATTGCCTGGGTTGTCAATTGGCTTGCCAGGTTTCGGACGTCTGTTTGCTTGAGGTATCGGCTTGTTGTTGTTGCCGCCAGGACCTGCAGGAAGCTTTGGAGTGCGATCTTCAAGTTTAAAGCTGGCTAATTCTGGCAATTTAAGCAAGGTAGCCAAGTCTTTTACACCTACACCCATATCATAATATACCTTAGCAGCATTGGCAACATCAGCAGCATCAGGTTTTAATCCATAAATATTTGACGTATCCCATTTAGCGTAAACATTAGGAAAGTTCTTTTCTAATACGTTAACCTGGACTAAATCTAGAATCATTGACATCTTTGGAAGTAGTGTATTCTCCCAAAATATCTTACGCTGTTCTCTTGTGTTTGAGAAGTTAGCGTACTCAAATATACCTACCAATGCTGGAGGAACACCGTAAATAGAGCATATTTCCTCTCTATTAAACTTCTTACCTTCTATAAAATCAATATCTTTCTGTGATACTGTCAGTGGAGTTACTTCCATACCACCTTGAACAATCAATGCTCCGTGAGCACCTTCAATACCACTATAGTAATTAACTATCTCTTTACGAAGGTCGGCTTTCTGTTCTTTAGTTAAATTACCTTTAGCCTTCAACAATAATGGAGTTTTCATGCCTGTTTTAAAGAAACTGGAGTTCCAACCGTTGATGCTATTCTCTTGTTCTAAGCTTATTCTGGCAGCAGATAATGGACTTAAACCTGTTACTGGTACGTTAGCTGAACCTAAATCCTTTGGATTATAGTACACTATTGGCAATACTTGTTCTGGAGTGTACTTGGTTTCGCCTAATTCGTTTGTTTCTTTCCAACCAATAAGCTTGCCAGACGAACCGTTTGCTAATATTGGCGAAAGATTGCCTTTTATATCAATCTCAGCATACTTACCATCTTTCTTTATAAATACCCAAAATACTCTACCAGATATGCCTAAATGCAGAAATGTTCTAAAAATCAGCTCTCTTAATGACGGAATAAATGGTGGCTTTGGTGGGTTAAACAGTAGTGTTGCTGGGTGTTTTGGATCCTTTATCCTGGTCTTTTCAGTCATATCAGGACTAGAATAGAACGCTAATGGTGCGCTAGATGCTACTGTTGCGATAGTATTGATACACGCATACACCCAACTAACTCTCTCATAAGAGTTCTTTATTATGTTAGAACGCTGGTTTGCACTACCACCTTCGTCTAACCAATCCATGAATGAAAAATTTTGTTGACTGTTTCTGCTCATCTTTATTTCACTATTGATAGTTTTCTAGAATAATTCGTAAATTCAGCTAGTTTTTTATTTTTATTTAGAATGTCTTGCTCTCTGTCTCTTTTTGGAATTATATTTCTTTCTTCTAGAATATTAACAATTGCCAAAAAATCATTTATTTCCTTTGCAAGATCATCGCCGTTAGTTCTTTCAGTACCAGGGTACCCATCAGAAACTCCAAATCTAAGAACTTTGCTTGTAGCAAGACTTACTTCTGCTGCTTCTTCAGCCAAACAAATTAAAAGGTATTGTTCTTCAGTCATTATACTACCTAAAGGAACTATCTAAAACATTAACGTTATATCCTAAGAATTGCTGCCATTCATCTTCAGACATTATCTTTTCTTCTTTCTTTTCCTGAACACCAGGAACATACTCGATTTCAGGTGGCCCACCACCTGGATCCTCAAATGCCATAACGCAAGCATCATAATAGTCTGGTGAACGACCAAGCTCTTTCTTAATATCTTCTTTAGAGATTAACTGAATTTTACCTGTCGATGTGATCTTGTATTTCTGAACACGAAGATCCTCTTTAAGCAGATCACAAGTTTCTTCATCGTTCTCGGCTATTCGTTTTAATCCGATGTTAAAGTTATCGAATCGGAAACGTAAAGCCCACGCCATCTCAGCACGAACGTTGGCGTACCGTTCTTTATCTATTACTGACTTATTTTCAGCATTGTTAATTGGGTTTACTGGGTAGTCTTGTTCCGCTAACCTATCATAAACACCAGCACCGACACCAATAACGTCTATCTTGATACTGGTTACAGGCTTTTCATACTTTTCTTCTAAGTATCTGACGAACTCGATGGTCTCACCAGCAGTTTGCATCAGGTCGTTACCAGTGCGCCGCTTTATTTCAAGACCCATTGTTCCAGTCTTAGCAAACCATACAGTTGAGTCTAAACCGGAACGTGCAACGTCAAGACCTATTTGAATATCTACACCTTCAATGCCCTCATGGTCAAACGCTGGATCAATTAAATGTCCAGGTATGACAGACATTTGTGATGAAAGAACAAACTCAGCTAAAATAAAGATCTTATATAAAGGATCGTCACGACCCCAAGCTTTTCTTCTTTTCTCAACCCAGTCGTATGATATTAAACCAGGATATAAGTTCTTTTTAGCAACTACGTTCGGAGATTCGTCAGCACAAATTTTGATAACGTTCCATGTACCAAATCTTGTCTTACGTTCTGGAATACAAATGTTTGCAAACTCTGAATCTGAGATAGCTGTGTTTGAAATAGCTAACCATCGGCAGTTTGCGGAAGTCATCAAACCTTCGGCAGCTTCCCAAAACATAGGTGGTAAACCGGCTGCCTGATCGAAGATAACAAGTTGGTTGGGTGAGTGATAACCAGTGAACATATCCATGTTGTTTGCATCTGTGCTAAATCCTATAGCAAACTGTTCATCATTCAGCTTTAAAGATAGCTGTAAACATTCACCACCCAAAGGCATTTTGCTTCGGGCGTGCATGTTACGAATTTCTGACCACAATAGGTCACGCACCTGACGAAACGTTGGTGCAGTAGAAATAACCTTGGCTGGCTTGAAGTTGTATAGCCACCAAAGAGCCAGACAAGCTGAAATAAAAGTCTTGCCGACACCAAAAGATGCCGGACAAGCAGTTCTTTCGTGATCTCTTACAGATTCACAAAGTTCTTTCTGTTTTGACCAAAGTTTCTGACCAAGAACATTCTCGATCCACCATACAGGGTCCTTTTGAGACTTTTCTAGTAAACCTACTTTCCAGTTACTACCTTTCTCAGCCATAAGCTTTGGTGAATCTAGACGCCATATAATTTTCACCAGTCTCAGGGTTCATCTGGAGTGTTACTTCAACATTATAAACAGGACAGTGACACCCTTCTGGAACTTCTTCAAAATTTGGACTAAATCCTATGTATTCAAACTTATTCTCAGCATAAAGAAAATCTACTTTAGTTGGAATAAAATCAAGCTCTTTAAAGACTGCAAGAAGTTCTATAAAATCAGTTTCAGTGAAGAAATGTGCATCCACATGAAACTTGCCTCTGTTTTTTCTGCTAAAGTCTGCCATTATTAATCTCTTTGTCTGATAACGATATACTGATCTTCGCCAGCGTAGAACTCACTAAGATCAGTAGGTACGTTTAAATACTGTTGAGCAACCAATACATCTGGTGCGCCATCTCCCACCTTCTTCCATGTCTGTGCCATAAGATCCTGTGATGCTGAGTCAGATTGTCTAACTCTTATTTTATGAAGTGCCATACTATACCTCGTTATATTAAAAAATTACTCATCTGGTCTATCACCATCAGCAAATCCTAACAAATCTGCCCATGTTTTTGGTGAATTACCTCCGCCAATAACATCTTGGGCTTTAGTAGTAGCCAAGATATTAGCCCTAACTAGCGACTCATATGCTTGCGAAAGTTGCTTTAGATCACCTACAGACGTAATAGCAAATGGTAGACCTAAGGAACACTGTTCCATGTCATCCATCAGTTTTTGCATCTGTCCTACTAATCTGTTTCGGATTTCCCTTGACTTTTCACGATATGATTCTTCAACCATACGTTCCAAGTCTTTATTGCGCTCAAGGATCTTTTCATCCCAAGCATACCCTTCTCGCCATTGCTGTAGGTCATGTAATGGTATACCTGACTTCTGGTGAATCGGCAATAATGATCTGGTGGG